ATCGTCACATTACAATTATATTGGCAAATACGAAGAAAACCATTATTGTCGGCCTATCATCCCACGGTTGAAACCGTGGGCTTTCCCGGCCTTCATTTTGTAAAGACAAAAAGCGTCTTCTCAGAGCAGGCTGACCAAATGCTGTATCAGGTACGGCGCTTCGGGCAAAAAAATGGCCGTTGCCTACAGCATGACCCAGGATAGCAAGACGTCCGGGGAACAAGCCAAGTGCCTAACGTTATAGGAATCCGCAGAACGTATCTTCTATGACCGACTGGATGACGCGATTCGCTCGGCTTCAATGTTTGATGAAACGGAATACAAGGCTTTCTGTCTGGTCGGAAGCGGCACGGCCGTCAGCTACCAGTGCCACTCGATGGATGAGGCGGTCGATATGGTCGCCGCCTTGTACAATGGCAGAAAAAACAGAAGCAGCGCAAGCATAACCATCCTGCAAAAATATATGCCGTTCATCTTTTTGGGTGGACGGCTTTTTGTTTTGTGAATCCAGCGATTCAGTGGCGAAGCGAGCCGATTTTACCAGCAGTTTGATATTCTGCGGCATGATTTCCAGCAGTTTGATACTCTGTGGGCAGTTGCACAGCCGTGCAAATTGCATACAATGGGAATTGGAGAACAAAAAAGCGATGCAAGGATGTATTTGTAATAAATATAGCGGCTGTTTTTGGTATTCGCGAAACAACACGAAATTAAACGAAACGCGAAGAGAATACAAGAAAAGATGAATGAAATCCGGCTGAGGCGGATAATACTTGTGCCGAGTAGTTTAAAGTCCGGACAATGGGACAGCTAAAGTGGTAAAATGAAACTAGGAATACCTAAAATCAGATTTAACCGAAAAAACAAAAACCATGAATGAATAATTGGTTGCTAAAAAGTAACCGCTCGCTTTTATACCCAAACCAACAAATGACCCAAATCTGTTTAGGAAGGATAGATACAAAATGGCAAGAAGGAAAACAAACGACTTGGAAAATCAGATGTCGCTCATGGACATGATGGCATCGGAAAGCCCCGAATATACCGAAGAAAGCCCGGAAGAACTCTTGGACCCCGGCGAGGACATGGGGGACAGTGAAGGGCAGACGGATAAGCCCTTCAAACTCGTGGCGAACAAGACCACGAAGGCAAAGGTGAGCATCTCCACGCAGGCGCTGAATGTTGTGAAGGCGGTATATGCTGATACGGTCGAAACGAATTGGGAAGAGTTGTTTGACGGGTTCGACAGACTCTATGCTATCACTTTTTCGTCCGGTATCGAGTTCGTGAATAAGGTCATCAACAAGTTCTCGTATGCGGAAGTCGTGTTCGGCTGCGAGAAAATCATCGCCAACGACATCGCTGCCATCATGTCGGTGCAAATCGACAGCGTGCAGCGGCTCGCTAAGTCTAAGTCGGCAGGGAACCTTGCGAACCGCCTCGATGACGGGTCCTTGCAGCTGTATGTATCGCGGGACACGAAATCGCACGAGAAAATCTTTATCTTGGAGAGCGCTGACCATAAGCGTGTCCGAGTCATCACCGGCAGTGCGAATATGTCGGCATCGGCGTTTTGCGGCATTCAGCGAGAGAATATCGTCTGCTTCGATGACGAGGCGGCATTTTCGCATTACAAGGTTCTGTTCGAGACCTTCAAGGAGACCTGCTCCGACAATGTCTCCTATAAGGCAGTCGTGAACACCATGAACCAGGAAGATTATCTGAAAGAGAACATCAAAGAAGTGCCCGTCTTTCAGTCTATTGAAAAGCAGAAGCTTGTCTTTCTGGAACAGGCACAGCCTGAGGATGAGGTCGAATACGAGATAGTTGCCGATGTCAAGAAAATGCAGGAACTCGTCAAGCCAATCATGCCTAAGATGCCGGTACAGGCGAATCGTATTGTAGTGGCAGCGGAACCGATGCGCGTTTTCGGGAAACGATATACCGAGGTGCGGCGTGTGGCAGCTGAGGCAGTTAAGCAGCTCCCGAAATTACATATCGACTATGATGCCGGGACCATGACCTTCAACGACGAGAATATCGACCTCAATCCGAATCTCAGCGAGGTGGCAAAGAACATCGAGAGCATCCAGAAGTTCTTCTCAGGCATGGACTACTTTTACGGCGATGTCGAACAGGCCAAGAAGGACTACTTCAAGTACATGACCTGGTATCTGGCTACTCCGTTCATGGCGTATCTGCGGTATTTCGCATCGAGGAACAACTACGATACGAAGCTGTTCCCGATGTACGGCGTTATATACGGCGACTCAAACGGCGGCAAGACGACCTTTATAAAATTTCTTGTCAAACTCATGTGCGGTGAGACCGTTAAGATGAACACGACGGAGGATTTCACAGCCACAAGAATCGACGGCCTCAAACGAGTTTGTGAGGGACTGCCGCTGAACATCGACGACCTCGCCAAGACCCAGTTTCAGAACCATTCAGAACGGGTAATCAAGAACGATGAATGGGGTATCTCGGACAGGCTCGTGAACTATCCTGCTGTATCTATCACATCGAATAAAATTACCTCGCTGACAAAAGACCTCTCGAAACGTGCTATCATCTGTCGAATTGGTGCTAAAATCGACAACGAGCGCGGTGCCAAAAACTCGAAGCGTGTGAATGAGAGTATGTCGGAGCTGACAACCGCGTTCTATGGCGAATATGTCCGCCGAATGCTTGTTTGCATCGATGAGATGACGACGGAAATGCGTGAAAATGCGAATGGCAAGGAATACTTCCCGGATATCTTCCACGCTTCGTCTAGTGTCATTGCAGATATCTTCGAGGCATGCGGAATCGATTTGCCGGACTATGTGCGTATCCTGTACTATAACGACTATATGGGTGATGAGAGCATTGGTCGTGCTGCAATTGAGAAAATCGAACTGGCATGGCAGGCTGACCCGAGCAAGTTCCGGGTTGATAAGAAGCAGAACAGGCTCATTTACTCCTATCCGCCGGATGGACCGTGGTACGAACTGAAATACATTGCAGATGAGCTGCCGAACTCCCTCGAAGCAGAGATTTCTGGCGGCAACCAGCTTATCATGAACTACGAGCAGGCACAGGAATTGTTCGGCATCAAGTTTCGGCGCTGGCTGGGCATCTTTAACCTCTAATATGCATGGCAGGTTCTTTTCGGAGCCTGCCTTCTTATTTCACAAAAATAGTTGCCCATTTGTGCGAATTGCAGACAATCAGAAATAAAGCGTAAAGCAAAGGAGCTGAGTACCATCTCAAAATTTGCAAGCAAAAAGTTGATTGAGCGAAATTGCAATATCATGAAAGACTACGGCAACGGCTATTCCATTGAGGAGCTTGCCGCAAAATACAGGTTGAGCGTCCGTACATGCTATCGAGCGTTAGACGACGCGAAACAGAAGGCCAGAATTCAGTTGGCGCAGGTAGAGGATGCCAGAAAAGCTGAAATCCTTGCGGCATACAAGAACAGTGTCCCTCTCAAGGAAATGATTGCGAAATTCAACGTGGCAGGTCAACAACCCCGCCTAAACCGGTTCGCCGGTTATAGACGGGGCTTGCGGGGCAACCCGTAAGCCCAGTTGATTAGCCTCAGTGAACGGTAACTTCGGTTGCTGCGAACTCCGTTATGCATTTGATGAGCAATCATCTTCATAATATAGGCACCCCGATATGCTCCACAAGTGTCGGGCTTTGCGGGCAGTGTATGTATCAATGGCGCAAGCCGTTGATATGTATTACGTTAAAAATCTCTAAGGGTAGGAGATGTGCGGCTGCCATGCCGAAAGGCTAAAACAGTGCATAACATTGGCGAAGTGGACCACAGGGCGCAAGCCCTGACTTATAGTTTCATTACTATTTTACGAAAGGAGTACCTTGCATGAGCACTTGCGTTTGCGTTCTCAGCAACAGTGGTGAACGCTTAATGCCTACCTTCCGTCTTGGCAAGGTGCGCCATCTTCTGAAAGACGGAAAGGCTAAAATCGTTAAGCATCACCCGTTTACCATCCAGCTGCTGTATGACAGCAAAACGAACACGCAGCCTATTGAAATCTGCGAGGATGTGGGCTACAACTACATCGGCATCAGTGTGAAAAGTCAATCTCACGAGTATGTATCTGCTCAATATGATACATTACAGGACGAGAAAGCCTGCCACGACAGTTGTCGTAAGTTGCGCCGTACACGCAGAAACAGACTGCGTTACCGTAAACCGCGCTTCGATAACCGCAAGCGCGGCGAAGGTTGGCTTGCTCCTTCTTTGAGGCATAAGAAAGAACTCAATGTCAACGTTGTCAAGATGTATTGTGCAGTAATGCCCATTACTCATGCAACAGTTGAGGTTGGTTCTTTCGACACAATGCTTGTAAAAGCAATTCAGGAAGGAAAAGCCATTCCTGAGGGAGCAGACTATCAAAAAGGTCCTCGCTACAATTTGGCAACCTTGCGTGAGGCAGTGTTCTACCGTGATAATTACACCTGCCAAGTTTGTGGACGCAAAGTCGCGGATGGTGCCATTTTACATATGCACCACATGTTCTACTGGAAAGGTCGTCACGGCGACAGCCTGAACGAACTTCTAACGGTATGCGAAAAGTGCCATACACCAGCTAACCATCAAAAAGGCGGTAAGCTTTATGGCTTCGGAGAAAATGTAAAGTTTGCCGACCTTTCCGGTGCGGCTTTTATGAACACCGTTAGGTGGCAAATTGTCAATGAACTCTATGCTGCTTTTGGAAAAGATTTTGTCACCGTCACTTATGGCGCAATGACAAAAGAAAAGCGTATCGCACTTCGACTTGAAAAAAGCCATAATAACGACGCGTATGCAATGGGCGAGTTTCATCCAAACTGCCGCTGTACGTTTGAACATTATGAAAAGGTAAGGCGTAATAATCGCATCCTTGAAAAGTTTTATGATTCTCGCTACATTGACATTCGTACAGGAGAAATAGCTACTGGAAAAGAACTCTTCAACGGTAGAATTAACCGTAACCACAAAAAGGATTCGGAAAATTTGCACAGATACCGTGGCAAGAGGACATACGCAGGGCATCGCGCTCTATTACGCAAAAAGGTAAACCTTAATCCGGGTGATTTAGTCTCTCTCAACGGAGAAGTTCTCGTTGTGCATAGCACTCATACCAATAAAAAGGGTGCTGTAAATGTAGAATTCAAAACACCCGGAAAAAGCGGTCAAAAATCTGCAAGCCTTAAAAAACTTAAAATTGTAAAAGCAGAGATTCCATGCATTCTGCATGGGAAAAAATATCTTAATCATTTAAAGAAAGGAGTAGCAAGGTATTTGTGCTAACTGAGTACACTTCAAATTGCCTCTTGGTTAGCGCATTCCTCACCGCCTAAGTCGCAAGCGACTATAGACGGTGTACCCTGCGCACATAATTTGATGAAATGGATTGTGAAGCAAACCAAATCGAAAGGATATGAGTTCACCTTCGATATCGTGAAAGGCAAGGCCGTTATCGGGCAGGCACACTATATCCCGAAATTGCTACGGCAGGGTTATGGCATCCGGCTGAATGATTCCAAGTTCCTGCTGCAATACATGCCAGCTGCTGACGCAAGGGCGTACATGCGCGGCATCAACACGAAAGATATTCTGAGACACCCTTTTGCTATCCGTGAGAACAACTGCACGGTAGGCGAGATTTCCGTCATCCATACAAAAACCGGATTCCTCCAAGGATACAATTCTATCGCCATGCAGCTGTATGGCGAGGAATACCAGAGCTACAAAATTGGTTTTGGAAAAGAAGGAGTATGCTGTCCCGTATTTCTTGGCGGACAGCAAATCGCCCAAATCAATAAGAGCGCGGTGGTCAAGGACAATCTGGATGAATACCTGATTTACGCGGTCAATGAAATGGCTCTGCTGCCGTCCGTTATGTTCGCCATTTACATTGACGGGATATACTACGCAAACCGAGGCGTGTATGTGGATGACGCAACGACTATCAACTGCGAATACAGCTTGAACGAGGAAGTCCTGTCCCACTACGACCCGAATTTTGTCAAAGGACTATGACTCCGATAACTGGTATTCACAGACAATATCATGTTGCGAAACTGTGCGAATTGCAGACAATTAAAAGTGAATGAATTACAAAAGCTACAGAGGATAAACAATGAGCTATGAACCCATTATCACACCGGGCAGGAATTTCTTTCTTGTCTCGACGGAGTACAAAGAGAGCTGCTCTGCCTGGTGCCGCAAGCAAATTAGAGCGACACTGAGGACCTGTCAGGGACGAATCATCATCATTGATGCAACGGGCGAGTACGCGGACTTGGCGCTTGAACATGACAGATTGATTCGAGAGAAAATCCCGTCCATCATTTATCGGTATAAGCTGGTGGACGGGAAACCGTATATTGCTCATGTCATTGAAGTTGATACGGAAGCAAATGAAGCACCGCACCTGATTGTATACGATATCAGCCGGACCATAATCACCAGCTGGAAGGTCGGCGTGGAGGCAATTGATAAAATCCTGCAATCCTATGCCGTGATGCAGGACAGTGAAATCGCGTGGCTGTATGTTCCGCTGGACTTATATACCAATGTCAAGCCTGAAACCGAATCCTGGAACATTTTGGAACGAACCATCAAGGGCAATGAAGGAAAGCTCATGACAGTACTGACGACTCGCAAATTCACCATTGGGATGGTCCAGCGCTGTTTGCATATGACAAAAAATAAACTTTTGGAGGATAGCAAATGACCAATGAACAGCTGAGAATCGCATTGACAGCGAATGCCGTTACCAAACAGACCCGTAACCATTTTGGGTTCAGTGACCCGTGTGGGAAGACTCTGGAAGAGTACAACAAATCTTCAACGCTTTGCTGTGTGACGGCAGCGCAGAAAATGAACACGCCGGGTTTCGAGCGTGTCCTTGCTGCACAGATTTTCCCCTGCTTTACCATCGGCTGCTGGAATCAGACGAAGACGGTCTATGATTTTGACTACGAGTTTCAGAAAATGCTGATGGATACGGATGACGTGGCAATTCATCAGGATATCCTGCAGCGACTCCCGGTTCGTGATTTCTTTATCCCGGTGTATGACAGCTACGACTACAACGGAATGTTCGTGCATGTGGAATTCGACGAAAAAGAGAAAACCACAGCTTTCGGTATCGTTCTTGTCGGCCCCACTAAGGGCAGCCATGATGATTTCACGTTCCTGACTCTGCCTGCCTGGGCCAAAGAAAACCAGAGTTTGACGGAAGCAACCCGGAGTACGAAAGAATACCTGGAAAAGGCAGCAGGGCAGCGGCAAGTAAATGGTATCAGCGTACCGGCTGTGATGGAAGCAGTTCCTTCGGTCTTTGACGGCGGCACACCTTATGTCCGGCTGGCAATCCTGTGCGCCAACTATCTTGCCAGCAAGAACCCAGATGTCCGCCTTGAAACTTCCAAAAAGCGTGACCGCCCGGTATTCGTGTTTCAGGGAAAGGCACAGCGAATCAACGTCAAGACATATACCGTTGGTGAGAATGCGGCCAAAGAATACAAAAAGAATGGGGAAGGCAAAACTCCCCGCTGGCGGCATTACTGGTGCGGCAATGGCCGGGAACGTCGGGAATGCAAGTTTATTTACTGATGGCGGTGAGGGTGAATCATGGCTCCCCATACTTATCAGGACCCGATTGGGTTCTATGAATGGTTCGATGACCTTCCTTATGCTATCCAGGATAGTATTCTGAAACACCTGCCGCATATGGAAGGCGAGGAATGGCTCATTGTCATTATCCTTGCAGCTCTTCTTCTGATGATTCTGGTTTCAGCGTATCTGGGCTTTGCAAGACATAATGTCAAAAAAACGAGTGAACGACTCAACGCTTTGAAAGAGTTGAACAACACGACTGAATTCATGCCGGTCGAGGCGCAGTACCGCTACTATCTACGTTCTGATACGAAGCTGGAATACGAGGAGTTCTCGCTCCCGAAGTTCTTTCGCCGCGAAGTGAGAGAAAACTTTAAGCTGTTCAACACTCTTCTTGGCAATGCTCGGGCAAACACGGTATTGTATGAAACATACGGCCGCGAAATCCAGGAACTCCCGGATTGGACAGAATCGGATGACGATTGCGGGCGGCATATCCCGTTCTTTCTCTACCACAACATCGAGAAAGAGTTGTACGATGAAACTGTCCTGGACTGCCCTGTAACGAGCCCTGAGTTTGTCTGTACGAAAAGCTATCTGCCCAAAGATGCCAAAGAGCCGATTGAGACGGAAGAAACCTATACACTGGAGGAACTGGAAGAGTACATACGCCGCTTGAAGGTTGCAGCCGATGTCAAGAAGAACAGCCAGAACGCAGGCTGAAAAAAGTCAGCAGCCATAAGCAAGAGGCAGGGCCCTGTGTTTCATGGTTCCAGAACGTCTTCCCACCTGAACTTTAACAGCACTTTGATATTCTGCGGGTATTGACAAACAGCCAAAAAGGTGCTTGGGTCAAAAGCTCTTGCAAAAACGTACGATACCCGTACAATAAGCACAAACAAAATAACGAATGAATAGGAGATACATACCATGAGTGAACAGAATACCAATGCTCAGCTCGAAGCTTATCGGAAGCTCGTTGACGATTTCAAGCGCTTCGTCAGTTCTGAAATTCGGGCAGAAGAGAACAGCTACAGGATTGTGGACATGACTTCCGAAGATGCCGAAATCGATGACCCGAGCGTTCCGGCGACTCAACTGGAGGACGAAAAAGCAGAGAAGCTTGCCGGTATTTGCATGGACCTGTCCAATGCCACGCTGTGGCTCTACTACAACCGTGACAAATTTGCAAACGTCGAGTTTATGCCCCTGACTGATGAAACTCTGAAAGAATACCAGAAGCAGGCTCAGAATGCTCTGAATGAACCGAAGAGCCCTCTGTATCTGAAATCCTGGTATCAGCTCATTGAAATGTTGAGTCAGGAATGTATCCCGCAGCGCTACGAGGACGACGGTCAGCGATATACAGACGTCTATGTGAACACCTATATGCTCATGTACCTGACCATGACCCGACTCAAGAACGGCGGAACCTTTACACGCCTTGCAAACGGGCAGGGAAGCGATGCTGTGAAAATCACGACCATCGCAATGTACTACTTCTCCAGCCTTTTGACGGTTCTCTGTACTGAATATTAAGAAATTTTTTCCCGTGTGAGCAGCGACGCTCATGCGGGAATTTTTTTGTAATTTTCTATTGTCAATCTGTGCGAATTACGTACAATGAAAAATATAAACCAAAAATATATCTTATCGTTGTCCCGCATGAGTTGTTTGTGCGGGACTTTTTTGTTTGCGGAAAGGAAATGCACTATGTACGGTTTATCAGAAGAAAGCTTAACGATTGTTGGTGTTATTTTGATTGTGGTTGGTGTCGCTATGATTGGTTGGGGATTTGAATGGAATCAGGACATTACCAATGATAAACGGGTCGGAACCGTTGTCAGAGACATTGGCGTTATGGTTTTGGCAACCGGCATTATATTTGTGATGCAGCGGGCAATGAACTAAATTGAGAAAAAGTAAGGCAGGCTCATTTCGGGCCTGCTTGTTTTTTGGGTGAAATATGATTACAACAAAGAAGATTGACCCACGGCCATATCAGCAGAAAGCTGCTGCGGCGATTCATAGAGAGTGGGATGCCGGGAATAAGAAAACGCTGGTTGTGATGCCGACCGGAACCGGCAAAACTATTGTGTTTGCAAGCATCGTGAACGACCAGGTGGCAAAGGGTGAACACGTTTTGATTCTTGCGCACCGGGAAGAGCTTTTACAGCAGGCAAGCGACAAGCTCAAGATGGTGACGGGGCTAGAGACCGCGTTAGAGAAAGCGCAAAGCTCGGCGCTCGATTCCGATAAGATGGTCGTGGTTGCCAGTGTTCAGACTCTCTCTAAGCAGAATCGGTTAATGAAGTATCCGCGTGATTATTTCGGGACTATCATCATTGATGAAGCGCATCACACGGCAGCCAAAACTTACAAGGGAATTCTCGAGCATTTCATCGATGCCAAAGTGTTGGGCGTGACCGCAACACCCGACCGAAGCGACATGAAATCCCTATCTGATATCTTTGATAGTCTTGCATTTGAATATAAGCTCCCGGATGCAATTCGGGAAGGATATCTCTGCAAAATTAACACGAAGACAATTCCGGTCGAGGTAGACATCAGCAAGGTTCATATCAATGCCGGTGATTTCAGTGCTCAGGACCTCGGCAATGTTCTTGACCTGTATCTGGACACGATTGCGGATGCCATTGTGCGAGAATGCCAGAACCGAAAGACTGTCATCTTTACGCCTCTGGTACGAATCAGCAAAAGACTGTGTAATATCCTCAATAAGCGAAACTTCAAGACCGCAGAAGTCAATGGCGCGTCTGCGGACCGGAAGGACGTTCTGAAAGGGTTTGACAATGGCGAGTACAAGGCGCTGACGAACGCGATGCTCCTGACGGAAGGCTGGGATTGCCCGACCGTTGACTGTATCATCTGCTTGCGTCCTACCAAGAGCCGTAGCCTGTATGCGCAGATTGTGGGACGCGGAACACGCCTATGTGAAGGGAAAAAGAATCTTCTCGTGCTGGATTTCCTGTGGCTGACAAAGAAACATAGTCTTTGCCATCCTGCTGATATTTTCTGTGAAGACCCGGAAGTGGCACAAAAGACCACCGATATGCTGGCGGATGCGGCACTCACCGGTTCGAATAGCCAGGAAAATTTCGGGAGTCCCGAATTGGGGCTGATTGAGGCAATCGAGGAAGCACAGACTGAGCTGGACGAGGAAAAGCGGAAAGCACTGTGTGAACTCGAAAAGCAGGATACGATTCAGCGCAAGCTCAAGGCACAGCGTCAAAAGCCGAGAGGATTGGTTGACCCGCTGCAGTACATTTTCAGCATCGAAGCGCCGGAACTCAACGATTATCAACCGATGTTTGAGAGTGAGAGGCAGGAGCCTTCCGATGACATCATCGATAGTATTTCGTGCTACGGCGTAAAAGGGGATGCCATCAAATCTCAGGGCCTTGCCGCTGCAATTCTCAAACGACTCATTGCTCGCAGAGCCAGCGGAATGGCTACCCCGAAACAGATTCGGTGTCTTGAAAGTTTTGGGTTCGTCCATGTTGGGCGCTGGACATTGCGCTATGCAAGCAGCTTTTTGGACATCATCAGTTCTCATGACTGGAAACTTCCGAATGGGTTCGATGCATCCACGCTGGACCCGGAAAAGAATACGGCAGAAGACCTCGCCAAGCTGTATCCAGACTACAAGGAAGACGAGACGAAGAAAGCACCGCGTGGGGATGCTTTCATCTGCTGCTACTACGATGCAAGCTACAATTTGGCTCGCAAGAAGGTCTGCAACAGTGAAAAAGAAATGTTGAATCTGTATTATTCACTGTTCAATACTTGCGAAGCAAAGTACTTCTATTATACGAAGGAAGCTGATGCCTGGATGGCAGAAAAGCAGAATCTAATTGCCAGAAAGACTGGAACACCGATTCCTGCCGCACAGCCGACTCAGGCAACACCCGCAGTACCTCCTCCCTTTGTCCCGACAGCTCCCGCTAAGAGCCACGAATATTATTGCTGCCTTGCCCGATGGGATGGGTCCTACATTGGCTATGAGATTTACAAGAGTGAGCAGGCAGCACAGAATGCCCGAAAGCAGATTGCCCGGCGCGGTGAGACGGCAGTGTATGCCACAGTAGAGGAAGCCGAAGCGTGGGTCGAACAACAGAAGGCGGCAAGAACCAGGAGGTAACAAGATGCGTACAAACAAGACGGCAAGCCATATTTACTATGAGCTTGACCACGATGTGCAGGAATATGCGAAACGGCTTTTAGCCAAAAAAATTCTGCACGCGGCACAGCAGAACAATGCCGCTCCGTTATCTGATAAAACGGCAAAGAAGACTGCTGAGACGGCAGTATTTCTGACCGAACGCCTCGCGCTTTTGTATGAGCTGAATTCTGGATTCCGAGGCATCCGATTCAGCACTTTCGGAGAACAACCTGCTGTTTACACTACCATGGTCCAGCACAATGCTCCGCTGTACGATGAGCTGATGCTTGGGCGGGCCTACAACCTCGCCAGCTTCCTTGCCGCTGAAAGTCCCGATATCAGAGAAGTGGTTTTGATGAAGCATGGGGTTTTGGCGGCAATTTATAATGCTGCTGCGCACATGAAAGAGCGGACTCCGGAGCCGGGAAAAATCTCGGTTCAGAGCCAGCTGTTTGTGTCTACGGCAGTTGAGTTGTTTGATGGTCTTTTGAGTACAGCAGTAGAGAAAAAGAACAGCGGCAATAAAACCGCCGCATGAGATAGAGAATAGGAGATTCGTATGATTCGATTCAGAAAAGATACCCCTCGCTACTGGTTTATGAGTAACTATTATTCTTGCGAATTTGTGATGAATGGGATTCGTTACAAGAATGCCGAAGCAGCGTTTCAGAGCCACAAGGTTCCGCTGGAAGAGCGCAAACAATTTTCAGACATGCCTCCGGCAACGGCTAAGCATTTTGGCCGTCATGTGGCTTTCCCTGCCAACTGGGACGAAACCCGGGACGATGTAATGCGCCGCGTGGTGATGGCTAAATTCGAACAGAATAAAGACCTCAAGCAGCGTCTCCTCGAAACGGGAACGCAGCCAATCGAGGAAGATACCACCAGTTGGCACGATAACTACTGGGGAAACTGCCATTGCCCGAAATGCCGGAACATCCCGGGTCAGAACCGGCTTGGGATTATTCTGATGGAAACGAGGGACAAGCTAAAAAAACAAACGAGTAAATAATATTTGCGAGTCATTTCCTTTTTTAAGACAAAAGGCTGCCGCCCATCACGGGTAGCAGCCTTCTTTTTTTTGTTTAGTGGGTGTCGTGGCACACATGCTCGAAATCGACGAGCAGCTCATTTGCTGCCTTTTGCACACATGCTATGGCCGGTTCATCCTTGACTTTTTCAGGTAAAAGGATAAGGCACGGACGGTTAATATCAGTTGAGCTGCTATAGTGGCAGGAGAGCAACTCTTCTCCAAATTCGTGATTAAGGGCGGAGGCAAGACATTTACCGAGCAAAGCACAATCCTCATCTTTCGCCAAAAGCCTATCCGCCTCATCGTAGTTAATGCGGCCGTTATCGAGACATATACGGTCAAGAAATGCACGAACAGAAGCAGATGCGCTCATGGCATCTATAGTCTGACGATGATTCTCAAGAAAAATGCAAAATATCGGCTTTTCGATTTCATCCAAGTAAAAGCCAAGGCCGGTAATACGGGTATTGGTATCGGTTTGTGTCATAGGAAACACCTCATCCATTATGGCAGCGAATCACCTTGCCGCATTCAGAACAACTCACTGAACAACTTCGCCAAGGTCATTTGCATATTTCGGGTCACACATCATGAAGTAGTTGACGGGGCCGTACTCCAGACCGAGCTCCTGCGCGTATGCCTTGATAGCTTCCAGAACGTCCTCTCTCTTGAGGCCAAACTTGGAATGCAGACGGGCAAACTCTTTGTCAGAGACAGAAACGCAAGAGCAATTTTCTGCATCGGTTTCTTTGCTGCCCAGCATCCCGTGAATCCTCCCACGACTAAAGTCGCGGGCTTCCCGCTCCTTTTATGGGTAGCGGCGTTCTAACGAAAGATACGGTAATCCCTCAGCTCAGGCGTCCAGACGGGAGCCATCACCGCAAGAAAACTAATAACTCAGTTAGCATCTGTACATCTTACGCTGCCTGTGTACTGAGTTTTTTGAGCTCGGGATACAGAACTTTAAGCGTGGCAAGTGTAACTTGGATTCTACGCTCAACATCCGGAACATTAGCCGAAAGCTGAGACCTTACCATCGCTGGCAAGGGTTTTAGCAACTCTCTGACAAAGTAGCGAGCGCCAATATTGTAGCTCGCACTTAGGTCGCAGTTGTATTGTTTGCCGCTTGCAAACGTTGCAAGGGCACGATTGGTTTCATCACGCTCAAGAGCACCACTGCCATCAAAGGCGAGTTTGCTTGTGCCCCAAGCGCAGATACGCGAAATCCGGATACCGCAGCGGTGTGCCTTCTGTGTCACATAATCCTGTATGGAATTACGTTTCCACATTGTCAGCTTTTGTGCTTTACTGCCGCCGTGCTTTTTGCCTGTAAATGACAAATGTTCAAAAACAATCACATCTACAGAATAAAGCACAGCAAATTCAGTAATCGCAGCAGCAACCTTTTTCGCTATATCGTTATTCAAGGCTTTGGCGTAACGCCACATAGCTACGGCGCTGTTGGAACCGTGCTCCCTTTGCTTACGCTTAATACGGTTGAGCACATGATACAGATGGTCTTTTTCACTTGCAAAATTGATAAATTTTCTTGCAATGACAGTTCCATCAACAGTCATGATGCTACACACAGCGTCAGTATTGAGGCCAAGGTCTACAGCGCAGATACGCCTATCCTGAATTTTAGTATCGGAGAGTTTTACCTCTTCCTCGAAGGCAAAGCGTAGGAAATACTTCCCGTACTTCTTTTCGAGTGCAGGAGCACTCTTTTCGCAATGTGACCAGTATTTCGTGATGTATTTGACATCGGTGGCACGCATTGCGATAGGAACCCAAACCCAATCGTTTTTACTGTACAGCTTTAAGTAGCACTGGTTGGGTTCGTTGCTTTCAGAAAACATAACGGTTTTATAGAAAGTTGGGAAACAGAATCTATCGCATTGGAGTTTTGGCTCATTGCCAACTTTGCCGTTAGCTTCCCAGTTCTTGTAGTTGCTACGGTAACTGCTTACAGAGCCGAGTGCTGCTTGAATAGCCGCTCTGCGCAGGTAACTAGGGAACTTATAAAACTTGGCATCGAAATCATATTTAGCAGTGCTGTATTTTGTAGTATGAATTAACTTCTCGGCAAAACTCTTTCGAGATTTGGCACCCTCTACTTTTTGAATAGAATCCCATTCTTTGTTAAAACAACCAATCAAGAAAGAAACGGCTTCGCGATAAATCTTTATAGTATTGTCGAACATTTTCTGCTTTTTGATTTCCACAGCATAGCTGGAAGTGATTTTCACTGCGAAGCCTCCTTTCATCAGTTTCTTGTTTTTTGAGATGCAATGTATTCTTGTACTTGTTTGCGCGTGTTATCACTGACGGTTGCAATAAAGTAGCTTGGGTTCCAAAGATGCCCGCCCCAAAGTTGCTTTTTCAAGTCCGGATTGGCGATAAAAATAGCTCTTGCACTGTTGCCTTTAAGCACTTTTATCATATCCGGGATAAAATGCTGCGGTGAACACTCCACCAACAGGTGAATATAGTCAGGCATGCATTCCATTTCTACAATATTGATTTTTATGGTTTCGGCGGTCTGCTGCAGAGACTCTTTTAGCGATTGTTCTGTTTCGTTTATCAAAACTGGTTTTCTGTACTTTGTACACCACACAATATGATATTGAATATTGTAAACATAACCTCTACCATATGACAGGCTATTATTGACGAACATTTGCATAATATCACCATAATTATTATACCATATGTGAGATTACAAATCAAGAGAAAAGCCGCCTAACTCATGACTGAAGTCACAAGCTTACGGCGGCTGACTCGTCAATTTTGGAGACGATTTTCTGCTGGACCCGCTTGTATAATTCCGCAACGCTCATATCCATAACCCGAAGGAAATCAATGAGATGGGCGAGTATTTCTTGTTTTTGAATCATCTGACATGCTCGATGGCATCCCCTCTGAACAATCGCTGCTTCTACGGCGCGAACACCACGAACGAGTGGGTCGTCAGAGAATACATCAAGGACAAAGAAAATAACCCCACCATCTACAACGGTTTGCCGCTGCACACTGAATATCGCGTGTTTGTGGATTTTGATACAAAGGAAATCCTTGGCGCAAGTCCTTATTGGCGCAGCGATGTTATGAAGAACGAATTCAAAAAAGTCAGCAGCCCACAGGAACGCCATGATTATGTTGTCTACAAGATGCATGAAGACATTCTGAACCAGCGTTACCACGAAAGCGTTCAAACTGTTCTGGCTGAACTGAAGAAGGTTATTCCTCGCATTGAGTTGACGGGGCAGTGGAGCGTCGATGTGATGCGTAATGGCGATGACTACTATATCATCGACATGGCTCTTGCTGAACACTCCGCTCTGAATGACTGCGTACCGAAAAATCTGCTTCGCGCTTATCCTCAGCAGTGGCTGCCGGGGGAATCGAACAGCTGATACTCCTAGAACGAAACTTTGATTCGGGTTCTTTCAGCAAAAAGCGTAGGAACCAAAATCATACGAAATGATTGTGTTGACACATAAAAACAAGTATAATATATGCAAGGAAGTGATAATAATGGTTCTGTATCATGGCAGCGATGTAATAGTCCGCAACCCTGAGGTCAGAAAAACAAGGTACGCCAAAGATTTTTCATGGGGATTCTATTGCACTAACAACTACGAACAAGCCGCTCGCTGGTCAAAAAAAGGCAGGTCTCGTGGTATTGTCAACGTGTTTGAATATACAGAATCTCCCATGCTAAATATTAAGAAATTCCCCGAAATGAGTGATGAGTGGCTTGATTTTATTGCTATATGTCGCTCGGGCAAACATCATGACTATGATATTGTGGAAGGACCCATGGCGGATGACACCATTTGGAACTACGTCAACGACTTTCTGAGCGGTGATATTAGCCGTGAAGCTTTTTGGGCGTTGGCAAAATTCAAGCATCCCACGCATCAAATCAGCTTTCACACGGAAGCCGCTTTGAAATGTCTCTCTTTTAAGGAGGCGATTGAAGTATGACTGAAACTGCAACCTACAGCAAAAACGATGTCTTTTATACCTGCAGCCTGATTGAATATATCGGCCGCGTTACGAAGAATCATCGCAAGGATGTGGTTTCTGCTCTTGGCACAAACGGAGTCAAGGCAATTCTCGACTCAGCGGATGTGTTTCACTGCCAGAGCTTTGAGCAATCTGCCGATGAAATTCGTGAGCTTTTTCCTGTGCCGGAAGGAACGTATGATACGGTGTCTAACTGCCACTACAAGGTTCCATCTTATACAGATATCGGAAAAGTGTACCAGCGCATCATCTTTGACTGTACTAGCACTCCTGGTGTCCAGGATGTAATTGATGTATTTTCCTCGTTCATTAGCGATGACATCTCAGATTTTAATGCCGCAACTTACTATTGTAATCCGAGCTATTTGTACCACTCATACAAGGCCGGAAAGCTCCTGGATTAACTCTTGCAAACAATCGCAATCAAGACCACTGCCCCGAAAAGGGTGGTGGTCTTATTTTTTGCACATGACTTACCATAAATTACCAGAAAGAAAAACGTTGTGCATCTGTGCGAATTGCATATAATACAAAATATAGAACGAAAGGCATCAAAAAACATCGTTGGTCGGGCAAAATCGGACCAAAAGGCTAGAGCGGGCTCAGTTTTGAACCTGCTCTTTCTTTTTACGGAGGCTTTATGTCAAACAAAGAAGAACGCATGAACCGCAATAAAAGCATCATTGAGGATTACAAAAACGGAAAGTCGATTTTGGAAATCGCGAGGGAATACAATCTTTCAGAAACAATGTGCTACAAGATTCTAAAAGGCACGCAGGAGCCGCCTCGTTATTTTGAAAAAAAGAGGAAGAGACTTACCACTCGAAATGAGCAGATTGTTAAACAGTATAAAGGCGGTATGACGGCCAGAGAATTGGGCAAGATGTACGGCATTTCCATGCAGCGTATTTATGCAATCTTGCATTCGAGCGGAGAGTACGAAAGCCAAAAATACAATCATATTGAAACGGCTCTCAAAAAAGAGAAAAAGATGCGGAACCAAACTTTTCTTGATGCTTACAAGAAAAATCCTCAAAAATCGATTATCGAGTTGAGCAGGGAGGTAAATATCAGCCCTTCACTAGGTTACCTTATCCTTCATCAAAATGGGATTTACCAGTATAACGTAAAAACCAGAGCCAAGGAGAATAGCGAAAATGCCGATTAACAAGATTACCCACGCGTGTCTAACTCATGACAAAGTCAGGGCGCGAAATGAAAAGATGCTGGAGGATGCCAAGAATGGAATGTCCCAGGAACAGCTGGCTGAAAAGTATCAAATCTGTGTTTCTACTGTCCGATATAGTCTGAAGGACTTTTACGAAGAACAGGCCCGGCAGAGGAAAGCAAAGAAGGAAACCTGGCAAACCCAGATGATTCATGAATATGAGATGGGCGCAAAATCTCCGGAGCTTCAAGAAAAATACGGCATCAGTGGAACGCTCTTTTATCGGATTCTTCATGCTCACGGAAAGAATGGCCGACAAATCCACAGCCAAAACCGTATCGAGACTGGCAAGAAAAGAAACGCCGAGATGGTCAGGAAATACAAAAACGGCGTTTCTGTCAAAGAGCTTGCGGAAGAATACGGGCTCAAAAAGGGAAGCGTATATCGCGCCATGAAGCGGTATAGTCCAGGCCCCAAAAAAAGCAAAAAGTCGGCAAAGTGAGAGGTGAGTGCATGGCTGCATCAAAGAAAGATGTTGCGAAGCAGCAGGTCAAAGAAGACCGCGAAAAGGTCCGGGAAATGTATCTTTCTGGCAAAACTGTCAAGGAAATCGCCAAGGAAACGTATTTTTCAAGCTCTTATTGCTATGCCATGGTGAGAGACCTAGCAAAAGAAAAGAATCTTGCAAAGAAAGCAAAAAGAGCACCTCTCAACGAAGCTATGATTCAAGATGCGAAAGCCGGGATGACGGTTGCTGAAATCGCAAAGAAGCATGGCGTGACCTATCAGCAGTGCTACTATACTGTTTCTGAATACGCTCAAGCTACGATTAAGAAGAACAAGAAAAAGCAGTCTGCTGCCACGAAAGTTCGCAATGCGGCTATGTTGGAAGATGCGAAAGCCGGAATGACTGATAAGGAAATCGCCAAAAAATACTTTTTGTCTCGAAGCAGTGTTCGTACCGTCCTTGCAGGGCATTTACATACAAATTCCAAAAAGTTGGATGAAAGGCGCAAGGCGATTCTTGCGGATTATGAGGCAGGAACGTCCTCAAAAGACATCTGTGAGAAATACGGTATTTCAAAATCCACTCTTTACAAGGATATGTGCCAAGTTGGAAAAACCTGTCAGGAATACTATCACAAGGCGCTGAAAGACAAGACCAATCAAAGGAATTCCGATATTCGAAGCAAAATCGAAAGAGGGGTCTCGGTCAGCACTATTGCCAAGGAATACGGAATCTCTAAAACGGCGATTTATGAAACCTTTCATCAGGAAAATGTCAGAGCTGGAATTTTACAGAAACGCGGCCGTCCGCGAAAAAACACGGAACGTAATGCACTGATTGCTAAACGCCACAGGGAAGGCGAGAAGGTGCAGGCGCTTGCTACCGAATATAATCTCTCTATTTCGACGGTAAACACTATTTGCAGTAGAAACAAAAACCAGAATATAGCATCATATTAACAGGCTGCCATTTGGCGGCCTGTTCCTTTTTAGGAGGAAAGAGCAATGACAGACGACGTACGGAATTTGATTCGATTTGTGGTGGATGGCGATATTCGAAACGCGCAGACTCAGTGCCGAATCATGCTTGAGAAAAACGTTCCCGAAAAGGATGCCAGATTCAAGGAAAATGAGCTTCGAAAACTGAACCTTCTGAAACCGGAACTCATTCAGCTTCCCGCCAACCTGGAAAGTCTCTTGATTGCGGAGGACGCTACAAATTTCCCGGAAAGCCGGTTCCTGCTCCGTGAGGAGGAAGAGGCGGTTATCAACAAGCTCCTGGCTACCAGAAAAGCAGCTTTAGCCATCAAGGAGCTGGGCATTCACTATACCTGCTCTTTGCTTTTGACTGGGCTTCCTGGCGTTGGCAAGACTGAATTGGCCCGTTACATTGCACACAAGGCAAATTTGCCGTTTGTTTTCCTGAAATTTTCTGGTTTGGTTGATTCTGCTCTTGGTCGTACACAGCAGAATATCGGCAAGGTATTCGACTACGCAAAACGCACGCCCTGCGTTCTCTGCGTTGATGAAATTGATGCCATCGGAATGTGCCGTGGCGGCCGTGATGATGTCGCTGAAATGAGCCGTGTCACCATTGCTTTGATGCAGGAATTGGACCGGCTCCCAAACGATGTTATTCTCATCGGCACCACTAACCGCGTCGATAATTTGGACGAAGCCCTGATTCGCCGGTTTACTTTCAAACACCGGGTTAAGCCTTTAAGCGACGATGACATGAAAGAGCTGTGCAAGAAGTTCCTTGCTTCGGCAGACTACCCCTTCACGGAACCTGAACTCGATGAACTGTGCCATTCGCTCCGTGAGCAGCGGACTGCCAGCGCCGTGGTCAATGCCTGTACAGAACGTATCGTGATTCACTTTCAAACACCGCGTCAAACCTCTAGGTGATGACGACATGAAAGAGCTGTGCAGGAAGTTCCTTGCCTCGGCAGATTACCCTTTCACGGAATCCGAACTCGATGAACTCTGCCATTCGCTCCGTGAACAGAGAACTGCCAGCGCCATGGTCAATGCCTGTATAGAACGTATCGTTGCACCTGACCTACCTCCGGGCGAGCCCGGGAGGTTCTGGAAGCGGCTGCACAAAAAGCGTTACTTCGATTGCTCGTTTCAGGCTTTAAGCATCGGCATCGCTAGAGCCAGAACCGTGAATCAAGCTCCCCTTTGGGAACATTAGCGATTCACTTCGTCTGTTTGGACGGGACCGTGGTCAACAGGCCCCTAAAAAATCTTAGATACCAGAATTGCAGACTTTATGTCCGCTGGCTTTTATATCGGAAATGCACTTATCATGTGCTTTTTTGAAAGTTTCGTATTTCGAAATGCAAATGTCTTGATTGATGGTCTTGAAATCGTCATTATGGCAAAGAAGCAAAAAAGCAGAGTAGATATCGCGCTGTACTTTTGTGCCGTCATCGAAGCTGTGCCATCTCTGGCTCAGTTTCTTTTTGTTGTATGTGTTGCTTTTGTGGTCGTATTGGCTTGCGCAATACAGATTGTCAACCACATGAAAGTGGCTGTCGCCAAACTTTGAATGGAGTTGTGCGTAAAGCTGCCCTGGACACCTATGAAGAATCGAATGTCCAAAACGCTTTCTGCGCTTTTGCTTTTTCCCTTGTTCAGGAATAGAAAGTTTAGCTTTCTTCTGAAGTGCTTTTACATTGCTCCTTTCAATGGTTATATCATTGCCCATGGCTCGAATCCTGTTTGCCAATTCATTGTTGGCATACTTGCGACTCAAGGCGTTTTTTCGGCGAAGCTCTTTTAAGTAAGCTGCTTTTATCCTATATTGCTTTGATTTCCTCCAGGGCTTGCGAACACCTTTTTTAACTGTCCCGTCCTCATTAAAGCGGTCTTTGTTGTTTGCTCTTCTGCTGCGGTCAAGTGCTCTTAAAAGAAGTCGTTCTTTGCGCTCGTGCCGTTTGGTTGATTTGCCGTTCCGCTCAGCAAGGTTCTCTAGGATTGCAGAAGTTTCCGATACAGCTGCCACACTTTGAGGCCCAAGGTCTATGCCAACAAGTCCCTTACCACAAGGGTGCTTTAAGCTGCCCGATTTCGTATATTTAGGAACCGGGTCCCCTTCAACGGTGATGTGAGCATAAACTCTCAACCTACCGCGAATCGTCACGCATTTGAGAGCAACGAAACAAGGTCTATATGTATTTTGCGGGATGCCGGTCTTCGAAAAAATGGCAACAGCCTTTTTCTCGGTTTCGGGGTCAGAAGCAAATGCCTCAATGCAAGCCAGCTCGTTCTTTGCAAACGAATCGTTCTTCTTGACTATCAACCCGAAAGCATCAATGCCACGCATTTTACACTGTGGAGCGCCATCAACAAACGATAGTGTTATTCCACGCTCAATTTGTTTAGCTCGAATCAGGGGAAGCTCTCCACACTTTGCGTAGTTGAGATGCTTACCACTTCTATACAAAACCGATTGAACAGCTGCCCAAATGTTTTCTGTTTCGGATAGCAAAAATACAGCTTTTATTTTGCTGCCCTTCGAAATTTCCGTCATATCGTGGCGCAAATCCTCCATCGTCAGCTTATATTTAGCTTGAAGCTTTTCGAGTACATCAGCAGCATCTTTTACTTTTTTCTTAGCCTCGTGATATTTTGGAGTTCCTTTATCCAAAGATGAAAGCACAAAGCTTGCATCGTGATACTGCTTTAGGGCTTCTCGGTATGCTTTTGTGCGAAACAATTGAGATGCTCGCTTTTGCGCAATGTTAGTAAGATGGTTTCCATAAACTCTTAAATCATTTGCAATATGAAACAACTTGCGCTTATCATCTTCCTTGATTTGTGTTTCCAGAACCAAAACATGCCGACTCGTCGCAGCACGATGCTTTTTGCGTTCGTCCTCATAAGAAGTTCTGATATGCTTTTTGCGAGCCGCCATGTTTTCACCACCTAGCTTTTTTGCTCTTCTATATATTTTTTCACTGTTTCAGCACTAATGTGGCCGACAGAAGCGATGTAATATCCACGGCTCCATAAAACGCCGCATTTTGCATAAAAGGATTTGAGTTCTGGGAATGCCACAAACAGCTGAATTGCAGAACAGCTTTTTAATGTCCGTGCAATATCGCAAGGCGCTACTGTCTGTGGAGCTGAAAGAAAAATGTGTATATAGTCGGGCGTAACCTCTAGCGCTTTGATTTCGTAATGATATGTTTCACATATAGAAGCCAATATGTCTTTAAGCACATCAGCAACCGGCCCATTCAGCACAGAAAATCGAAATTTGGGGCACCAAATAATATGATACTGTAAGCTGTATTTGCAATGAGCAGATGTATCATATTTAGGCTTCATCTTTTGGTTCCTCAAGCTGATACTTTTCCTGAATGCCACGACGCATCAAATCGAGAAAAGTAATTGTCTTTCCTTCTTCTACTGAATATATACGCGCTAAATTTTCCAAAGACTGTTTCCATTCGAAAGGAATCGTGATGTTCACTTGCACATTTGATTTCTTTGCCAACTGTATCACCTCATACATATATTATATATGCATTCTATGCTGTTGGTTAAGCTACTGGAACTATGATTCATCAAAAATTAAAAAAGGAGATTGAGCCATTTATCCCACAGGCAAGCCTGCGGGTTTTCTGGCTCTCAATTATAACTATGATGGCCCGGGAAGAGAGCCCTCGTCAGTTCAGAATGTCCAAGCAGCTCGATGAGGGAAAATTTGGAGAAGACTTGGCTCGCAAATTCCTTAATGACCCGATTATCAAGGTGAATCATGGCATCAGTCACTACGATGACGTGACTCAAGACAGAACATACCAGGACAAAGATACAGATTTCATTGTCTGGAAGAAAAACGGCAAGACTTTTGGCCTGGAAGCGAAAGTAGACAGTCACAATACCGGAAACCTCTACCTTGAAACCTCGGTGGACTACTTCACCATGGTGCCGGACGTTCCGAACGAACAACGGGTAGCGAGGCAGTTTCGGGATGGCATTGACCCCTTATGGCACACTCCCGGCTGGGTATACCGGAGTGGTGCGGACCAGATTTTTTATTATTTCAGAACCACGCAGCTGCTTTACATCTTTTCCCGCGTCGATGTCTGGTTCTATGCCGAAAAACTCATGCGCGGTGGAATCCATCTCGACCCCGAAATCAGAAAACCGAAGATGTATTCGGCCGAAAACACCAGCGAACGTGATGGCTCTACGCTCTTCTTTGCCAACGGTTTATGCGTGAATGCCGAGCAGACATACAAAGCTTTAGGAGCACAAAAAAGAGTCATCAAATACCGGGTTGAGAACCCGGATTCAGACATTCCAACGTTCAGCTTTTGCCCTTTCAAATTATGAATTTTTCGCTAACAATCGTTAAAAAATCGCATTTCAGTTCAGCGGAAGAGTATAATTGTAGTAGAAGGAGAGAAAAAAGCATGAATCAAATGGGTATTTACGAAATTTGGTGGTTTGAATAAAATCACTTAATTTCATAAGTATCACAGGCACATGGATGTTTGTTGCGCTTGTCGATTTTCCCAGTTGACAGCTCCGCAAGAGTGGTATTACCTCGTGTAATACTACTCGCAGCAAGCACCCAGCCAAGGGAAACACAACCTCCTGCTTCGGCAGGAGAGACTTATCGTAAAGGAGGTGACGTATATGTCCACTGTATATGTGCTCAACAAAGACGGTAAACCTTTAATGCCTACGACTCGCGGTGGACATGTGCGTCATCTGCTTAAAGAGCAAAAGGCGCGAGTCGTGAGAACAAAACCGTTTACCATTCAACTGTTGTATGAAACCGATGATGTAGTGCAGCCTCTCTACTTGGGTATCGACCCCGGCAGAACTAATATCGGTGTTGCTGTTGTTAAAACGGACGGCACAGCAGTCTTTACTGCGCATTTGGAAACCCGCAACAAGGAAATTCCGAAACTGATGAAAAAGCGCAAAGACTCTCGCCGTGCAAGACGCACCAATGGCAGACGATGCCGCCGTCAACGGAGAGCCAAAGCAAATGGCACCATTTCTAAAAAGTGCGTAAAACAAACAACTGCTCAAAACGGCAGCGTCAGCAAACGTGCAAAGGAGATTGGTGTCATCAAACGGCACCTTCCCGGCTGTGAGAAAGAAGTTCTTTGCATCGGCATCAAAAACAAAGAAGCAAAGTTTAGTAATCGTGTAAGACCGGAAGGCTGGCTCACACCTACCGCAAATCAGTTGCTGCAGACACACATTAACTTGGTGAAGAAAATTCAGAAGTTTCTTCCTATCAGTGATGTTGTGCTTGAGGTTAATAAATTTGCGTTTATGCAGTTGGATAATCCTAACATTCAGAAATGGCAATATCAGCAAGGTCCGCTCTATCAAAAAGCAAGCCTTGAAGAAGCCGTCTCTGAAATGCAGGAGCACCATTGCCTGTTTTGCAAAAAACCGATTGACCATTACCACCATGTGGTGCCTCAGCATAAAAATGGCAGCAATACTATTGGGAACATCGTTGGCTTATGCGCAAAACACCACGACCTTGTACATAAGGATACCACATGGCAAAAGAAACTCGCCAAAAAGAAAACCGGACTCAACAAAAAATACGGTGCTTTGAGTGTGTTGAATCAAATTATTCCGGCACTGACGAAAGAGTTGAGTTCTCTTTTCTCGAAGCATTTCTTTGCGACCAATGGCAAAAGTACCTACGACTATCGTGCAGCGCATGGTGTTAGCAAAGACCACTGGCTCGATGCCTATTGCATTGCCTGCTCCGTTTTACCGAATGATGTTTGTGATAGTGACATCAACAACCGCGTACCATATGAGCTTAAACAATTTCGTCGTCACGATAGACGAGCACTGCACAAAGAAAATATGAGCCGCGTGTACACGCTCAATGGCAAGTCAGTTGCTACAAATCGGCATAAAGCTACTGAGCAGACGACTGACAGTTTGGAAGAGTTCCGTCAATGCCAACCAGATGATGTTTGCAAACTCAAGGTAAAGGAGCATCATCCGGAATATCGAAATCCAAAACGCAACTTTCCCGGCTGTGTGTTTCTTGTTGGCAAGCATACTCATGTGATTCAAGGAACCAGCGGCTCACACAACGGTAAAGCGGATGGATATTACGACACAAACGGCAATTCGTATTCATCTGGTAAATGTAAGTTTGTTGCCAAAAACGAAGGGATTGTATTTACATAAATTAGTAGACCACCAATTTTCGTAAGAAATTCCACCCAAAATAATAAATACCCAACCAAATCAACGTTGTGACGATTGGAAAACTCATTGAAGCACATCGAGACGGTGACGAGCAGAAGTTCAAAACTTACGTCGATTTTATTGTAAAAGCCTACGAAGAGCAGGAGAACGACCGTGCCGCACGAATCATCCGAAGCAGCTATACGGGTGACTACGGTGAGCAGGGGAAAGTTGTTCTGGATGAAGCAAACGGACTCTGAGGAAGAGGCCCTGCAACAGCTGCAAAAGCACGCAGCAAACTATGCACAACGTATCACGATATATAAGATAGACGGTAGAACCGTGAAACGAGAAGTTGCCGAATACGACCAGTGGGAAAAGAAGTGGATGAGTTAATCATGAAGCACAAAATCTCGGAAACCGGCGCTCGGATGCTTAAATATCAAGAGCAGCTTGCCCGCGAATACAAATACAAGCCTATTCCGCGTACCTTTTTCAAGGATGTGCGAGCAGAGTTCAAAGAAGCTCTGCCAGAATGGTGCAACGTATCCGGTGGTACGACCAAACTCGAAACCAGTAACGGCACAGTCATTACCAGCGGGTACAACCGTATCGTGATTGGCGACTACGGCGCATTCGTTGAGTTTTCGCGTGCCCAAGCAAATGCACGTCATTTGAAAATCAAAGAGGGGCAGAGCTATCGTATCGAAGACCCGCGCTATGCTGAGCACGTCAAGTATCTTTGGCTCACGGCGGACGATGACTCAGACGTGAAAGTATACGACCAAAAGCGCTCGGTTGAGTACGCTGACTACAAGCCGGGGATGCTGTATGTCAGCGTGTACGAGGTGTTTCCGGCAGAAGAAGGTCACTGAAAAAAAGCCGAACCACGGGACGAATGGGGACAGGGTGATTCCATTGCTGACCTATACGCAAAGAGCGGTGCAGTGGTTTCACAGGTCAGCTCGGCCAAAGATTTACTGAATTTCCTGCAAACTGCCGGAAACGCAAGGCATTTTTGATGCGCTTGCCCCAACCACTAGATATAGTGGTATCTTAATGTTTGTTTACAATTTAGACACTATATATTGTGTCTTTACATTGACCGGATACCACATATATGGTATAATACAATTGTTCTCAGGAAGAGGAACGGCTCCTGAGACATCAAGGTTTTCCTTTCCCCAATCTTGGCCGCATGGCTTCATTTGAGCTGACACAAGTGAAGCGTGAAAATCATCCGTTTCATAGTAATATCCTTCCTTTCTTTGGCGCGGGTAACTCCGCGCCAGCCGTCCAAGCAAACAGCCTCCACGCGGCGGACGGTGGGCAACAGATGTTTCCGTGTTCCGGGCATCTGGCTAATGTTTGTATTTGCTGGTTTAGCTCAGCTGGTAGAGCAACTGATTTGTAATCAGTCGGTCATCGGTTCAAGTCCGATTTCCAGCTCCAGACGCTATCCGTTGGATGTATCGAAATCACATGATACGATGCTATACACAACATCTGGCGGACAGCATGCCACCCATTAAGGCAGCCTCCTCGTGGCGGGTGGCGGACAGCGGCTCTTGCGGCTGCTGACGAATGTCTTAGAAGCATGCAAACGTACGAGCATCCCCGTCAAGTCGGGGCGCATCCAGACGCGACACAGCCGTAAAGGCGAGATTGCTGCACGGCAACTGGTAAGTTTCGCCGCAGTCTCACACACAGCCCAACGACAACCGTTAACCCGATTTGACAGGGAATCAACGACAGGGCTCAAAATTTGAAGTTGACCAACACCCAAGCGCTTTCTTGGATTCTCGCGTATCGTCAACGATGAGGTTCGCAAGATTGTCAGGTGGTGTGAAGATGACATCCGGGGATGACGACCTACTAAACGGATGTCATGGCGGGGCTAAGTGAGGGTTCACCCGCAATCTTGTGCAGGTATCGTATAACGGCTAATACTCCGCCCCTCCAAGGCGGAGACGCGGGTTCGACCCCCGCTACTTGCTCCACACGTCGCAGTCACCGTACGCCACGACGTTAAACTTGGTGAGCATGGTCCACTTGTGGTCCGCTGTCCGAATGTCGATGAGACAGCCTCAAAAATAATAGACAAACAGGTGCTGTGCCTGAAAGTATTCGAAAGTCCCGGTGTTAGTCGCGAATAAGACCGGAAAACGGTGAAGAGGGTACAATACAGAATCTATCGGCGTGGCTGCCGAATGGTGCTGGATGCGAGTTGGCTTCTCGCTCAAGGGGTGACCAGCATAAAACACCCTATCGTGCTCGATTAGCTCAGTTGGTAGAGCAGCGCATTCGTAACGCGCAGGTCGGCAGTTCGAACCTGCCATCAAGCCCCATCACCAAATTAAGCGATAATAGGAAGGAGATGAATTCTATGGAACAGGCAATTATCAATGTTGAAGGTACGGCTACCATAGAAACCGCTGCAGCGGCAAAAAAGCTGATTGAAATGTTTGGCAACCAGAACATCCGCGCCATCGCTGTCAACCGTGTAAACGACAAGAGCGACGAGGTCATTGTTGAACTCGATTTCGTTCCCGGTTTGGCACCGCATCTGCACGGCTTCACGCTTCAGGTTAATGGCTTGACCTGTGGTTATGCTGGTACTGGTCCTTCCAATCTGTATGAAGTCCTGCAGGCGGCTGGCGTGAGTGAAGCTCAGGTGGCACGCGAGGACATCACTCAGAAGAGCACAAAAACCATTCCTCTGCGCCTGGAACGCGCCGTGACTCAGTACGGCGACTTCCAGTTTGCGTAACGCTATTTGGCGGGCTTGACCCGCCATCATGGAGGGATAGCTTAGCTGGATAAAGCACCTGCCGCAAAGCAGGGTATCGATGGTTCGAGGCCATCTCCCTTCTCCATCCAGACACCCTTTCGCTTCCTTTCGCCAAAGGTATCTGGGGTATTGTACTGCATTGCGTGTAGTACGGCCAATCAGGCGCGGAACTCCGAAACCATACCACGAAGAATTTTATCCTCTCCGCGCAGCATGGACATGCGATTTTACGGGGATAAATTCAAACCGAAATTGTGTCGAGTGGCGAAGACGGTTGCGGCACTGGCGAGGCACATATCTGCTTCGTCAACCATCCATGAGAAAGCCTCCACGCGGCGGATGGTGGACAACGCAGCAATACTGCGGCTGATTTCTCTCCGAATCGGTATCTGAATAAATGCAGATAAATAGACGAAAAATCAAATAACAAAGGAGTACACAGCATGAGTAATCAGAAAATCATCAAAGCAATCGCAGGGATTGCAGCAGCCGGTATGATGGCAACTTGTCTGCCTGTCGCAGCATTCGCAGCCACCGGCGACACCTATCATTTCTCTTTCAGCAACGGTTCTTCCCAGGACCTGGCTCCGGGCGGCTCTATGACGTTCCCGGCAAGCCAGTATGACTACGGTTACTGGATTACCCTGCAGGGCCACGGCGGCTACACCTACAACTACTATCCCGGCGACACTCTGCCGTACGATGCAGTTGACCAGTGGTTCACCGCTGACGGCATCACTTCCTGCTATGCGGCCGAAGGTAATCCACGTTCCATCACCATCAACTATCAGATTGACGGAAACACTGTGCTGACCGAAACTGACACCGCCACTTTCCCGGGCAGTGTTGATGGTCAGAGTGTTGAAGCCTGGACCACCGATTCCGGCGATACTTACACCGCGTCCAGCAAGAGCCTGAACCATGACCGCCTGTTCTACTTCCTGGGCGATGACATTCACGACAATGTCCTGACCCTGAAAGCCACTACTGCATCCACTCCCGATGACGGCAAGGATGACAACAAGGGCGATGACAAGGGTGATGTTACCAAACCCGACGATAAGGGCGACAATACCGGCGACAGCGGCACCACCACTCCCGATGACAAGGGCGACGTAGTGGCCCCCGATAAGGACAACACCGGTAAGGACAACACTTCTACCGGCTCCAACAAGGGCAACGGTACTACCACCACTACTCCGACCGCTCCTCGCAAGAACGTTGAAGTCTCTGAGCACGGTGAAATTGCCGCCGCTATTGCCAATGGCACCTGGGGCAATGAGTACACCGTCTGCACCAGCTGTGGCTATCACAACTGGACCCGCAAGGGTAACGTTTACGTCTGTGACCATTGTGGTCACGAAGTCCTGACTGTCAAGGGCGCTGATGGCGTCAAGGGTTATGCTGGCACTCTGGCTGGCAATGAACCCCAGTACGCTTCTACCTCTGAAGCTCAGGCTGCTGCTGAAAAGCGTGAAGCCGCTTATGCCGCTTCCATCGCTGCTCTGCAGGCACAGGTTGCCGCTCGTGAAGCTGCTTATGCCGCTTCCCTGGGCATCCACTAATTTGCCATCCTCTAACTAACGGTAATCGATAGTTTTTTCTCCTTGCTGTGGGGCGGGATTTCGGTCCCGCCCCATCCTTTTGTGGTCAGATGTCCGAGTGGTTTAAGGAACTGGTCTTGAAAACCAGCGACGCCGCAAACGTCCGTGGGTTCGAATCCCACTCTGACCGCCATGTTTGCCGGGGCTTCCCGGCTTTTTGTTTTTGTGAGTGGTGTGAAGAGGGAATACCAGGTGAAAATACCAGGACTTCCGTTCTGGAAACGCCATATGACTCTGCTGCAATCACGGTGCCTATCGACCTGGCTTTGGATGACTATGAAGCCAAGATGGCAGATGCTTTAGGCAAGCTGTGCTTGCATGAGGGTATACCGCTCTCAGATGCGATAGCGCGGATTGTGGCTTGGAAGCCGGCCATGTACTGAGTACAAACCTGATATTGTAAACGTCAGCCGGGAAAACCCACGACTAAAGCCGTTGGATGAAAGGCATTCAAGTAAAATAAAAAAAGTTGCTGTCTATCTTCGGATAGGCAGCTTTTTTTAGTTGCGTTAATGTGCGAAATGGATAAATTAAATAATAGAAGGTGGTGATAAGCAATGCCTATGCAAAAACTAAATAGAGCAATAAAATATCGTGCATATCCTACACCTGAGCAGCAGGTGTTGCTTTCTAAAACCTTCGGCTGCGTTCGCTTTGTCTGGAATCATATGCTGACGGACGCGCGGCAATTTTTGAATGAAGCAGGGACGTTTTTTATTCCAACTCCTGCTAAATACAAAAAAGAGTTTCCGTTTCTGAAAGAAGTGGATAGCCTTGCACTCGCCAATGCACAGCTTGATTTGAAAGAAGCACGTAAGAAGCATCGAGAGAACCCTAAAAGCTGTGGCGCTCCCAAACTCAAGAGTAAGCGCAAAAGTAAAATGTCTTATACGACAAACACTCATTCATACAAAACGAATGATGGCCATGTTGTACATACAATCGCGCTTGGATATGACTCCATCAGGTTACCAAAAATTGGATGGGTAAAAATCAACAAGCATCGTGAGCCGGAAGCCAACTGGGTGCTGAAAAGTGCTACCGTAAGCTGTACCCGCAGCGGCAAATACTTTATTTCGCTGCTGTATGAGTTCGAGAAAGACATCCAGCCTATAAAGCCTACAAAAGAGAATTCTCTTGGGTTGGATTATTCTTCCCACGATTTCTATGTTGACAGCAACGGCGATGCAGCCAACTATCCAAGATTCTACCGTCAGAGTGAAGCAAAACTCGCAAGGGCACAGCGTAGGCTGTCTCGTATGCAGTTTGGCTCTCATCACTATGACAAGCAGCTTTATAAGGTTCGAATCCTTCAGGAACATATCGCCAACCAGCGCAAGAGCTTCTGCCATATGGCAAGTACTGCGATATCCAAACAGTATGACGCTGTATTTGTGGAAGACATCAATTTGCGCGGTTTGGCGGGTTCTCTGAAATTGGGAAAATCTACTAACGACAACGGCTTCGGTATGTTCCGCACGATGTTAGAGTATAAACTCACATCGCAGGGGAAGACCTTTGCCAAAATCGATAAGTGGTATCCATCCAGCAAGACATGCAGCGTGTGTGGCTTTATAAAAGACGACCTCACACTTGCTGACCGCAGCTGGACATGCAGTGCTTGTGGAACCACACACAACCGTGACCACAATGCTGCCATTAACATTCGCACTGTAGGATTATTAGGGCTCTATCCCGCGTAGTCCATTCCGCCCCCGCTATGCCGCTCGGTCGCACGGACGGAAACCGTGCCTAACAGTCCGTCGAGTATGAATTTATGGAGTCCTGCGGGACTTCAAGCCCCCACGTTTAGGTGGGGGTAGTTGACTCCGTTTGTCGCAGGTTCAAATCCTGTACAACCCGCCATATGCTACAGTGGCGAAACTGGCAGACGCGACGGTTTTAAGTCCCCCCGGCCGGAGCATTTATCATAGGGGTATAGCTCAAGTGGTAGAGCAACGGTCTCCAAAACCGCGTGTTGTATGTTCGAGTCGTGTTACCCCTGCCACAATAAGAAAAGCCGTCCTCACATAAGAGGCGGCTTTTTGTTTTGAAGAGTATACAGACCAAAAAACTAAACCACAAGTTGATTGCGAACTTGCGAAAACATGGTATAATAATATCAGAACGAAACGAAAGGAGATACCCCAAAATGCTGTGCAACACTGTTAATGTCATGTCGTATGAGTATAGTTACGAATATTCTGAGTTCATGTCCTTTGAACGCAGTTTTATTTCTCATACTCCTCGACAGGCAAAAACAGACCATGTACAGATGCGGTGCGTCTTCTAAGCGATAACTGCATGTCATAGCTGCTTGTCGAGATTTCGGCAGGCAGCTTTTTTGTTGCCTGCAATACAGAAAGGCAGCAAGAAAAATGAACGTTCCTACTATTGATATCCAGCAGACAGGTGCCAATATCAAGGCCCTGCGAAAGGCAGCAGGCATCAAGGTGAAGGATGTGGCAGACATGCTCGGTGTATCTCCGCAGGCGGTTGCTAAATGGCAAGCCGGAACAACGCTTCCCACCATCGATAACCTTGTGATATTAGCAGCAATGCTCGATACGAAAATTGATGACATCCTTGTCATCGCATAAACCCTCGCCGCAGGATTGCGGCTATATATGGCCCGTTGGACGAATTGGTAGAGTTGCCGCCCTTTCACGGCGGAGGTTATTGTGGGTTCGAAACCCACACGGGTCACCATGCTTCTGTAGCTCAACAGGTAGAGCAGTGGTCTGAAGAGCCACGTGCAGCTGGTTCGAATCCAGCCGGGAGCACCACGAGGCTTAATGCCTCCTTATATGTATGTGCCGGTATGCAAGCGGTCAAAGCAAACTGTCTGTAAAACAGGTCTGTTACAGTTCGTAGGTTCGAATCCTACCCGGCACACCATAAGGCCCCTTCGACAAGTTGGTCTAAGTCGCCAGCCTCTCAAGCTGGAGTCGGCAGTTCGAGTCTGCCAGGGGTCATACAAGCACCTATGTGAAAAAGGTGCATTATGCAGAGGTCGCCTAACGGTAGGGCAGCAGCTTGCTAAGCTGCCGTCGCGGAAATCGCGGCATGTGAGTTCGAATCTCACCCTCTGCGCCATCTGCTTGCTTGTTCGAGTGGTTGATGAAATCGGTCCAGAAAACCGACGATGGGAGACTGTCCGAAGGTTCGAATCCTTCAGCAAGCGCCACTGCCCTCATTCTGTGCGGTATCCGTGCAGGTGAGGGCTTTTTCTTTTGCTTTTCGCTTCGAATTTCGGACTCGAATGGCGTTAATGGTCGGATATTCTTGATTATACATGCCTTTGCTGTATGGCAAATAGCTCCAAACAGTATTGGTTTTTACACCCAATTCTTCTGCAATTTCAGGAACTGACATACCGTTCGCACGCAGCTTCCCGATTTTTTCTGATGTTTCATCTGACCATGCCCCGGCTGTAATCAGTATTTTGCGCACTTTCTGCAATGAGATGCCTGCACGTTTGGCAATGGTTCTTCTAGGTATACCTTGCTCATGGAACCGGAGAACCGTCTGCATTGTCGCGTCCATTTGTCAGTACCTCGCCGTTATCGATTTTTGTATTGCCCTAATTGTTGTACTTTAATCATACAGCAAAGCAACAAAATTGTCCAGGAAGCAAAAGTGCCTTCATTTGCCACTGATTCATCCGTTCGGAACGATATCGAAAATGCCTTGATATTATTCCGATGTAATATTCCGATAAGCCGACTTTGTTCCGCAAATTGTGGATTGGATTCCTACCAAAGTTTGAAAGCAGAATGTTTCATCTATAGCTGCAAGGCTTTGGTGAGGAAGTTCACGGAATCAGTCCGTAAATCTAACGGCAGGATACTGCTCAAAGGTACAAATCCTTCAGCAAACGTCACAATCTCCAAAGTCAGCGATTGTTCGTAAATTTATGGGGGACTGCTTTCTTGTTTAGCACCACAATTTGTGATATAATAGCGAAAGAAAACAATGAATAATGGAGTGCCATAAAATGCAGAAATACGATTTCATCAAGAAGCAATATACGCCGTACACCCCACCTCAGAACGGGCATTGCGACATCATGGTTCATGCCAACGAAGAACTCAATTGTGCTGCGTGCGGACGTACCATCAACGAGCACAACGCATATACGTCTGCGGCCATCCAGAACGATATTGGCATTGGCTATCTGATTTGCAAAAGCTGCTATGAGCACGAGCTCGAAATCAGAAAAGCTGTAAAATAAGGGTCCAGCCGCCTCCATAAGGAGGCGGCTTTTTTGCTTGTAAAAATATGTATAAACTGTTACCATTTAGCGTTTTCCGTTGTGAGAAATTGCGAATCGCGGTATAATTAAAGTGTAGAAAATGAAAGGATTTTTACCGTATGTACATTGATTTCACGAGCAAGCAGTACTCTTTCATCCTGCACGCTCTTGCCATCATGATAACGTTTTATAGCAACGATTTTTCCTCTATCTGCAAAGAGGTTGGAGAGGCTTATGGAGCAAGCGAGGCAGACATTGCAAGTGCTTGTGCTACTCTGACGGCTATCAACGTAACGGCTCCTGTTAAAAGCTATTCCGACAAGTGCAGCGAAATACTGGAAGATATGCTGCATCATGCACGGGAACTGCCGGAAAAGGATGCTCCGTATAAATACAGTATCGGCTTAGATACTCCTTCCTGGAAAGTCGTTGCCAATGCGTTGGATAGATACTCTCGCATTCTAATGGGTCAATTTGGTGTCATTTATGAAGCCCTCGATATTTCTGGTAACGATGAACAGCACTTTCAGGCGTATCATGATGCACGCTGGAACGGAACAGGCGTCATCGAAGCCCGTGACCTTCTAATTCCGCAGCTCAAAAGGATGGGAATTGGCTGGAACGGAAACTTCGGTATTTCCAACGCAGGGCTTGCCTACAACAGCAAGCTGGCATACGAGATTCTTAAAACCATTCGATATACGACAGAGAAACGAGATAGCTCCGTTCTGAAAGTGACAAACGAGCCGCTGCCGCATGTCGAGGGCTCTTTCCAAATCAAAGCACTGTGAACAAGATTGGAGGTTTTCCGGGGTGGGCGACCACATTATTTCTTTTCTCGACATCTGCGCCATGCGCGGTCAGCTGGTTTTGGCAAAAGCACCGTCCATCCCGGCTATCAATAACAAAACTGTGTATTGTACCGGCGCTCACAAACACGGAGAGGACCGTTGCATCGTTCTTGACGGTGAGAAGTACAGCCAGATTCTCTTTGTTGACGGAACAATAAAATTATGCTGGCAGTGAGGTGGCATTGTGGATAATATCATTGTGAACAGTGCTCTCTGGTATGCCGAGCAGAGCAGTCAATTTCTTGCGAATTCTGGGGCCAACAAGCTGCTGGATAAAGGCTATGACTACTATGTAAGTGAATTTATTCCGCTTGGGCACCGCCTTATCCAAAATGGTCAAATTGCTGCCAATGCGATGGATGGGGAGCTTGCCGCACAATTTTCGATGGCATACGTCGCAAACTATTGGCGTGCAGCGAAAACCGTATATAATTTTGCGCCGGAGTTTCTCAGAACATTGGCTGAGACTGAGGACGCACCGATTTATTCCGATATCATGATGCGGCTGCCATACAGAGATTTTGTCATGAATCTTCCTGCTGGTTCCCATCATGATGCGATGTTCGTACACATCGAGTTTGATGCTTCCCATGGGCCGAACGATGTGGATACGCTCTTCCTGATTGTCCCTTTCAAGGCAAACCCCAATTTTGACAGTATCGAGCTCTGTCAATGTATGCAGTGGTGCCTCAACGGTAAGAAGCTAATTGAGTCCTATCGGCGCAACAACGACGCACGTGAACAAGCATTTCAAAGCGGAACGGATTCCGCGACCGTCAATGACGCCAAGATTTCAAACGTACCGGGTGCCGTTCTCAGCGAGGAAGAGCTGGAAAAGCAGCGGGAATTTAATGCTGGTATCGAACCGTATCTTCGTGTCGCGGTTTCTGCAGCTTATTACCTTGCATCCAAGAATGCTGAAATCAAAGAGGTAAAAATCCCGAAAGAGAAGCGGCCCATCCTTGTTTCCAAATCTGGCGCAGCTCCTAAAAGAGTCAACATCAAAACCTATAATGTCGGTTTTGTAATCGGGAAGAGCTTTGAAAAGCAGCTGGCTTCCGGTACAGAATATCAGAAATCTACGGCAGCTGGTACGGACCGTACGGTCAGACCTCATGTCCGCCGTGCTCATTGGCACCATTATTGGGTTGGAGAAGGTCGAACTCGCTTAGAAGTCCGCTGGATTGAGCCAACTTTTGTGCTGCCGGAAGGAAAACGTGAGATAAAAATTGCAACAGAAAGACGCGTCATGGGCACTTAAAGGAGATTCATATGAAAGCAAACTACAAAGTAATCGCAAACAAGCAGAAAATTCTTGAAAAAGAAATTGAAAATTTCGAGCCAACATCAACAATGTCAGTGCTTCTGATGCGCTACAGCATCATACAAGGGCTACTCCAGGTTAAGGTGAACGAAAAAGATGAGAATGGTATCCCGAATATTAGCCCTGTGGATATGGCATACGAGATGACCACTTTCTTCGGCGACGCCGTCAATGCTGCGGCTGATGATTTCACAAATGATGATGAGGACGACAGCACAATAAAATTTGATGGCACCGTTGATGAATTCCGGCAAGAACTGGCTAATCGGGTTCTGATAACACTCAGCCTGGCGTTTGAACATGAATTCATAAATTTTACAGAACAAACCGGGATTACCCGCGCCCAGTATGAGATTCTTGCCGCTGAATACATCGCCCACGCTGAAGATGATGGCAGCAAAGTATCCGAAATGTTCAAAGGTGACGATTCTGAAAAAACCAAGCCCAAAGGTTGGACCAGCGCCACACCACAAAACAGACGAAGCTAAAAAAGCCACTTGCACGAATGTGCGAACCGCCTAAAATAATAATTGCATAACAGATACCATCACTTACCTCCTAACTGAACATTAACAATCTGTCATGCTTGTAAGCAGACTCTCTTTTGAGGGCCTGCTTCTTTTTTTGTATGTATTGATTAGAAACAAAAATATTTCAGAAAGGATGAATACTATGACCACAAATACCAAGAACAGCTTTACCAGGTTCGCAGCTGCCGCAAAAGATTGCTTCTATGTGAATTCTTTTCGTGCAGACTTAGTTCAGTGCGACAGGGCCTTGAAAATGGACGGCGAGATGCACGTCGAAGCGGAATGCTGGATGAACATTTTGGATGCCCTGGACGATAACGACATCAAGATGTATGTCGATAACGAATACCGTCCCGGGCTTTTGAACCCGTTCCATAAATGGTGACGCTCCAAAAACAAGTCAATAACCCACGACTAAAGTCGTGGGCTTGCGTCAGTAAGAAATCCCACCAAAAAAAAATACCCGAAGTGTGAAAGGAGCATAACAATGCTTAATTCAAATATCAATAAAACCCTTGAAATCAACTCGAATAAAGCCGTTCTTCTCAGCATCAAGAAGCAATGGCTTGAAAAAATTCTGAGCGGAGAAAAGACTGTTGAGGTCCGAAAAACTATGCCGTGGGAAATTAGCTATCCTTTTGTAGTATTTTGCTACGAAACCAAAGCTAACGGTGGTGCTGGAAAAGTGACTGCCGCATTTGTTTGCCGTGCCATCAATACACTCGATTGCCTGCGTGAGCTTCCGGCATATGCTATTGGCACGGAAGTGACCGAAAAGACCGCTCAATTCGTGAAGGACAGCTGCCTTACCGCAAATGAGCTGATTGCATACGGCAATAAGTCCGGCACTCTTTATTGCTGGAACGTTTCTGATGTCCAATCTATGGATATGTCGCTGCGAGAGCTCGGCGTTAAGCGAGCACCACAGTCCTGGATGTATCTGCGGATTCCTGATAACAAGACGTTCTGAACGATGTCTGTTTGGGCTGGCTACGTGTACAAGCCAAACAAAATATCAACTACACGATAAAAACACACTCGAATGAATGATTCATCGTGCGAACAACGCAGACTCTCGATTTTTGAGGGCCTGCTATTTTTTATTTCAGGAGGAAAAATCGATGATTCTCTATCATATCATGGCAGACACCGGTTACTTGCCGGACGATGTCATTCCACAGATACCAACGAATCGGATAAAAGGGGAGAACCAAGAAATCCCAAGAATTTGTCTTGGGCATACCCTTGACGACTGCCTGACCAGCATCGGCATTGCGCATTTTGTCTCAAAATTCCTGCTCGCTGAGCTGCGTCAGAACAAAAAATACTCCAAGGACATGCCGTTACCGTTCATTGTCCGAATGTACAACATCAAGGACGAAGACCCGAATCTCTTGACCGAGGAAGAAACACAGAAATATGTGGCGGATTCTGTCGTGACCAGTGAATGCTGGCTCACAAGATACGAGAAACCCGTCAAAATCCAGAAACTTTGGCTTGTGGGTGGTGAAGTTGTTCTTTGGCCCTATATCGTTGACGGCGTTGTATACAATTACCCAATCGTCCGTAACTCAATTTGGGCAGACAGCAAAACCTTGCCGGACCCGGAATTTCAGAATCAAATCATGGATATCACTCAGAAATGGCTTAACGAAGCCTGAAAAAGAAGCACATCAAAAGCTCTTGCACATCCTTGCGAATTCCATAGTATTAAAGTTGTACGACAGATAACATCTACTTTGCACACCGCGTGCTCGTACAATTCATAATTCTGTTCTCATTCAAGGCAGACTCATCTTCATGATGGGCCTGCCTTTTTTTGTTTACAGAAAAAGGAGGAATTCAAAACAAACCACAAATCTCAAATCACAATCTTCCGCTACAAGGAAAAGACACAAAAAAGGAGTCACAAAATGAAAGTCGAAAAGAATAATAACAGCATTTTTCGGAACAAGCATGTCCTGGTTGTCGTCGCGGTGATGTGTATTTTTACCATCATCGCCTGCATGGGTTTTATGCTTTCTGTTCCTGCACACGCAGAGGAAAACATAGCTCCCAAAACCGAACCTATCGCTTTTTCCACTCCCATTGAAACGGTGAATGAGCTCGATAAAGCGTTCCCGATAACGGAAACTTCCGAAGAAGCACAGGAGGAGATTACAACTGCTGAGGTCAAATCTTCCGATGCTGCAGAACCGGAACCACAAATTGAGACCGCAGAAGCAGCCATCGAAGAAACCGAACCGAAACCCGAAACAATTCCAGATAATCTCAACGACAATGAGCTTGAAATCTACACAGCTCTGCGGTCCGCTGGTCTTTCCAAGGCCGGTACTGCCGCAGTGATGGGCTGCATGTCGATGGAAAGTGGTCTTAAAGCCTCGGCCGAAAACCCTTCGGATGGCGGCTATGGACTCCTGCAATGGACTTATAGCCGAAAGACAGACCTTTTCAACTGGTGTTATGGCAATGGCTATGACCCCAACACCGTTACGGGACAGGTGATGTTCTTCGTGTATGAGCTCAATAGCACATACAGCAAGGCCGCCAAATACTCATATCCGGTGTACGAAACTCTCACTACAAGCGACAGCCTGGAAGATTGCCTTTCGATGTTCTTCTCCCATATGGAAGCAGGAACCAACGTGATAATCTCTTCCCGCAAAGTCTATGCAGGAGGGCTGACCACGTTAGACCTGTACCGCAAACGCTTAACTGCCGCTTACAAATACTTCATTTGAATTAGGAGGAAATCACAATGAAAACAACCGTTTATCTGTCCCGAAAACTCTTGAACCAGTTAAAGGTAAAAGAAACCGAAAGCAAAGACCTTATGCTAACCCATAACCTACACAACATCATCATCAACGGTAAGCGTGTTGGCTGCTCTGGCCACATTCAGAACGTTCTCAACAATAAGTGCGTTTACGTCAGCACTGAAAAGAGTTGCTATCAGCCCTTGTCTGACAAGAACATGGTTTGCTATGCCGCCAGTATGAAAGATTACTCCTCTGTATCGCTCGGCGCAAAAGGACGTAATCAGTTCGTGACCAATGATGAGTTGGTTGGAAAAATCATTGATATGCTCCGATAAGGGCATAAACAGAAAGAGAAAAAGCTCATGAAAACCGGCATCAAAAGTCAGATAGTAATAGTATCTGCTGTGGCAGCTGTTCTGCTCATTGTTATGAGCGTCTGTGCAATTGCGGAGAGCATTACCTTTGAGAAGGTTGCTGCTCTCGCTGCAAGCGCACTTGCCTTGAACAAATGCTGCGGCATCCTGTTAAACTAAGGAGAAAAAATCATGAAGAATAAATACAAAGTTGTTGCCTTGGTTCCTTTGGAGTTCTCTGTTAAGGGAAGCTCCGATTCCAAAGAGGCAATCGAATCCGTCAAAAACATTTTCGAAGCGTGTCGGAATGATAACGACTGCGCGGACATCGTTTTTGATGGCATCGAAGAGTCACTTCGTCACGACAGTATCGAGTACAAAGTTGAAGCCGCCCAGCCTGAACCTGAGGTGAAGGCAAATTCCGATATCCGTTCTGTTGCCTCCGATATCTGCGACGTCTTCGAGAACTATCTCGACGAAAACGGTGTCTATATTGTGTGTGACGATGCAGACGAAGAGCAAGACCGAAAAGCAAACGAAAGCGGCGCGATGTTGTATGGCATGGAATATTGGCATCTTGTCGAAGATGTCGAGTTCCGTGTGAATCATATAAATGCACAATACAAGCTGTTCACCGTCTTTGATATTATGGAGGCATTTGATAAACTTCTCATTTCCAAAAAGCTTGGTGACTTTGTACCGAGCGGCGAAAATCGTTACCGTTTGTATGCAAAAATCCTGAGCTGTCTGCGTTCTATCAGGGAGAAATTGTAATGAAAGGCTGGAACAGTTCTAAGCACCCCATTCTCACCGCAAACCAGATGCCTGCGCCGATTCATTGGAACCCAATGAACAAGGATTGGAAAATGCGGCTTACCAAAAGCCAAATTTACAACACCTCTTCTGGATTCAATGCTCAGACGCTCGGTGACATGAAGGAACTGCACGACAAAATTCTCACCTTTGGCGGGGATGAAGTCTGCATGACGGAATTTGACGAAGACGCCCCAAAAATCCTCAAACGCGGCCAATTCTTTTATGGCAGCAGCTATATGAGAAAAGGTCAGGATTGCCAGTGCCATTACAATTCCGCAAGACTTTGGTATAAAAACAAAGACCGGTGCTTTATTGCAACGGGGTATGCTCTTTCCGAAGACGGGCTCTGGCGCTGTCATTCCTGGGTCGTTCAGCCAATGGCACGCACCGTTCGCGTGTGGGAAACCACCGTCAAGCGTGTTGCCTATTTCGGCGTGGTTTTGACCAGCGAGGAATGCGAAGACTTTGTCGAGAACAACACATAACAATTGAGGAGGTTACCCAACATGGGTGAACAACTACATTTCAGTATGGATGGTGAGTTCCTCACCGCCATTGCACGTGACTGGTTCTGGAATATGGACAAGCCGTATAAAAAGTGTGAGGAGCTGCTGCTCTCCTGCATGATGGGTGGCAACGAGGAAGAAAAAAGGCATGTTTGCCAGGACATTATCGAAGGCCGGAAAAAACTTGTTGGTGTCAATGAGTTTGAACTTGTCGATGACAATGTTCATGTTCGTTCCCTCGGGCAGAAGGTTGAGGAGCTTCAACACAAGATGCTGGTCAATCAAATTCGTGAGGATATGATTGCACATCCGCTCAATTATGTTGACCGCTTTGCTATGACTGATAGCTATGAAACGCTCTGCACCAATGCAAAACATCATTATATCGATTGCAGCTATGACGGTATCAAGTGCTTCCTCTATGGGAAAACGGGTTATTCTGATGTATTCAACAACGGTGCATGGCTTTTTACCCACCCAGACCTTGTTGCAGAATTCAATGGCGAACCGCTTCCTGAGCAGGAATCCAACCCGGAATTCTACAAAACCGATTTTTGGACCAAGCTTGCCTCTTGGATTGAAGCAAACATGAAAGGCACATCCGTTGAACGCCGTCAGCGACTGTACAACAGCTATATCAGTGATAGACCCATTCAGCATCAGCTGACCGAATATGGTCTGATTGCTCCCGATGGCACCTGGTATGCCTGCGAGTTTGGCGAGCACGCTGCCCTGGCTGGCCGCATCATCATGCGCAATCGAGAAACGTTTGGTCTTTCTGACCATGAAGTTCTCAATATGGCGTATGACTGGAGCGGCAAGGGTCTCGATTTCCTATATAAACGCGGTTGGATTGCCATTCGTAATCCTTCGATGGGCAATACATTCCTCGATATGGATGAGACCAAAACCGCAACAAAAGCTCAAGTAAATACCATTTTTGACTATATTTCTAAATTCAACCGCTATGACATGAATGTTTCCAAGGTCATGGCTGACTAAAAAAGGAGATTTTTATTATGACTTCCAATATGACTATGACCGCTATTTCCATCTGTAATTTTCTGAAACTCATCGTGAAAAGCACGGTTGAGCATTACACCGAGGATTTCAAGCTGGACATAAAGATTTTTAAGCGCTATGCAAAAGAAGCGCAGGAAACCGGAAAGCCCGTATCGATGCTCTGGTTCTGCCGCTCTTGTGGAACGTATCTCTGCCCTGAGGAAGATGCATACAAGAAAGATACTCCCATGTTCATCACGTTCAAATACTATGATGAGCAGGAAGAGGAAGAAGCCCGGACCATTAAGGCTTTTCTGGTCACTGTGACAGGGATGGAAGGACAAAAGCCAGTTGGCTATATCACTCCCATCAACTATGCGGATGAATGTGACCGCATTCGCCGTTACGCAGTACCTGCCGAAAAGGTCGAGCTTGTCTATGATAAAGGTTCCCTTGTCCAGAACAATGGCAACTATACGATTCTGAAGCATCCCAAGCTTGGTACACTTCAGAAAACGAAATTCTTGGCCGATGACCCTGACGCGCTTGATTATGCGCTGCATATGGCTCGCAATGAGAGAAAGGCAGGGTGACAGCCATGAATGAGTACGAAGCAACAATACAAATCAACCCAACCGACGATATCAAGTTCATACTTGAGGAGTCCGGCTGCTATGAGTCTGAAATTGAAATGATGAAGGCCGGTGGCACCTATGATGCGTTTGTCAAGCGTGTCTATGATGCCATCGACTGGTCTCATCTGTCTGAGCGTATTGCTCAGATGGAAAACGAAGCCATCACGGCAGCTATCGACAAATTGTCTGATAGCATGATTTGATTGTTAGGAGGTAAATACTATGTACATTCTCATTAAAAACCAGGAAGGCGAAAGCATGAACTTGCTTTCCCAGAATACCGATTTCAACGCTCTACTGGCAGCCATGAAAACTGACGTTGAGGCAGAGTACGAAAAGGCAACAGGTTATGCGATTGACCTTGACGAGGATTCCGGCAGCGATTATGAAGTCGGTATCAACGTTGAGGACAGTGCAGCAGACGGTTTCTGCCTTGCGTCCGGGTATATGTACGGCGCAGACAGCAATTTTGACTGGGGTGTTTTCAAAGTAAAGTCTCAGAAAAGCAATACCGCAGCAAAACCCTACATTAACCTGGATATGAACAAGTTCTTTCGGCAGAAAATGCTGCTGATTGACCTCTCGGCGAAAGTAAAGGACCTCGGCTATGACCATCTGGCCGATGAACTTTGGGGCGCAGTCGGTGTCTTCGATGCTGTACAGGATGCAGCTGAAGAAGACGGTGCTTTCACATCTCCGGAAGCAGATGAAGAAACTGGTCTGTTCCTTGACGATTTTTATAACGACGTTCTGGAAAAGATTCTGAACGCCGACAAGAAAAAGGAGGAAAAGTAAGCCATGAGACTCTACATCCAAGGCGAACACGGTAAGCTCCTGACTTTTACAAAATGAAGGCTGGGAAAGCCCACGGTTTCAACCGTGGGGTGAAAGGCCAACACTAAAGAAACATTCTGAGGGTAACAATCAGAATTGACACATTCATGTTGTAATGATTCATATGTGCTTAACGCATTTGTATCGCTATAAAAGTTAGCCAGAAGCTCTACGACTTTAGTCGTGGGGTGAAAGGTGTCTAAGTAAAAAAATAGTTGCTGTCTATCTTCGGATAGGCAGCTTTTGTTTGCCTGTGCTTGCGAATTGCCTATCATGAATAGTAGAGCTCAAATGAAAGGAGGACGCTATTTATGCGCATGGTTGTTAAAACTTACAAGTACAAGCTGTACAACAGTGCAAAACGCACGAGTATCGTGCTTTGATTATTCCGGCACCTGTTATTCATCTTTATGGTGAGCAGGGCCAGGATGAATCGGATTGGTTTGCGTCAACAACCCCGCCTTAACCAGTCCGCTGGTTATAGATGGGGCTTGCAGGGCAACCCGTAAGCCCGGTTGATTAGCCTAAGTCTGCTGCTCCAGCGGCAGGAAACTACGTTGTGTACTAATAATATAGGCACCTTACTCATGCTCCACAAGTGGTAAGCACTGCGGACGGCTCGTTAAACATCTCTAAGGGTAGGAGAAGTGCGAACGTCATGTCGAAAGGCTAAAACGGTATAACAACATTGGCGATGTGGACCACAGGGCGCAAGCCCTGACTTATCGATTCATTATTTACGAAAGGAGTACCTTGCATGAGCACTTGCGTTTGTGTTCTTAGCAACAACGGTGAACGCCTGATGCCGACTATCCGTCTTGGCAAGGTACGCCATCTTCTGAAAGACGGAAAAGCAAAAATCATTAAGCATCATCCATTTACTATTCAGTTACTGTATGACAGCGAAACGAATATTCAACCCATTGAAATCTGTGAGGACGTCGGTTACAACTACATCGGCATCAGTGTGAAAAGCCAATCTCACGAGTATGTATCTGCTCAATATGATACATTGCAAGACGAGAAAAGCTGTCACGATGCTTGCCGTAGAATGCGCCGAACTCGCAGAAACAGGCTACGTTACCGCCAAAAGCGCTTTGACAACCGCAAACGTGACAAAGGCTGGCTTGCACCCTCTCTTAAACATAAGAAAGAACTCAACGTCAATGTCATTAAAATGTATTGCGAAGTTGTGCCTATTACGCATGCAACCGTTGAAGTTGGTTCTTTCGACACAATGCTTGTAAAAGCAATCGAGGAAGGTAAAGCTACACCAGAAGGCGCAGATTATCAAAAAGGCCCTCGCTACAATTTAGCAACCTTGCGGGAAGCAGTATTCTACCGTGATAACTACACCTGCCAAGTTTGTGGGCGCAAAATCGCGGATGGTGCCATTTTACATATGCATCACATGTTTTATTGGAAAGGTCGCCATGACAATAGTCTCAGCGAGCTTATAACAGTATGCGAGAAGTGCCATACACCAGCTAACCATCAAAAAGGCGGCAAGCTCTATGGATTCGGTGAAGATATAAAGTTTGCCAACCTTTCTGGTGCAGCATTTATGAACACTGTACGCTGGCAAATCGTTAATGAACTTTACGCTGCTTTTGGAAAGCCGTTCGTCACATTCACTTATGGCGCGATGACCAAGGAAAAGCGAATTGCCCTTCATCTTGAAAAGAGTCATAACAACGATGCGTATGCAATGGGCGAGTTTCATCCAAACTGCCGCTGTACGTTTGAACATTATGAAAAGGTAAGGCGTAATAATCGCATCCTTGAAAAGTTTTATGATTCTCGCTACATTGACATTCGTACAGGAGAAATAGCTACTGGAAAAGAGCTCTTCAACGGTAGAATTAACCGTAACCACAAAAAGGATTCTGAAAATTTGCACAAATACCGTGGAAAAAGGATTCGTAAAGGCTATCGTGCGCTACGTCGCAAGAAAGTGGCCCTCAATCCCGGTGATTTGGTTTCTCTCAACGGGGAAATTCTTACTGTCCATGGCACTCATACCAAAAAGAATGGTTCTGTAAACGTAGAATTCAAAACGCCATCAAAAAGCGGTAAAAAATCCACAAGCCTTAAAAAGCTGAAAATTATTAAAACGATAAGCCCCATGCGCTCTGCGTGGGATAAAGTATCTTAAAAACTCAAGAAAGGAGACATAGGGTATTTGCATTTACTGAGTGTACCTCAAATATACTCTTAGTCAGCGCATTCCTCGCCGCCTAAGTCGCAAGCGACTATAGACGGTGTACCCTGCGCACAAAATTTATGGATTTTGGCAATGCGTTTGCGACCACAGACGTTTTTGTGAATCCGCGCAAGGGAATTCCTTTCGTGCAGTGTTCCACTGAGAATCAACTTTCTGATTTCAGGAGAGCTGATTCCCATGAATAATATCTGACTCGTATCTTTGCGGTCGTTCCTTTTGGAGCGGCCGCTTTTTTTGTTTTCAGTTTCCTTGCGCAAATGTGCGACTCTCATAAAATGAAAATTAGGGAGGTGCTGTTTTGAAAATTCAGAGAATCATGCCTGCAACTACTCATTCCATGAAAGACGCGTTACCGCTTGGGACTATCCTGACGGTGAAAAATGTTGCAGACCAGAAATATATTGTGGTCGGCTATGACACAAGTTCTTTTCCGCACAACTACTATGCGGTTCCCTGGCCGCAAGGGTATATGGGTGAAGAAAATATGTACCTGGTAAGATTTGATGATATTGCGAAAGTTCTGTGTCGCGGCGGAATCAATGAGGAATCCAGAGTTTTCTTGCAGGCACTGGATGATGTGTTGAACGGGAGGTGACACGGTGACGGTAAAAGAGCTGAAGCATATGCTTGAGAACGCGGACGACAATGCTATCGTCGTTGTGCGAAATAACTGGGCTCCGGCGGAATTCCTGAATACCTCTGCTCGGAAGATGGTGCTTGTGAAAACAAATGGCAAGCTCATGACGCCGAAATGGGCCGAGGCGAGCGGGTATATCTGCGAAGGCCCTGCTATGTCGGCAATTTTATTCGATTGAGGTGAGAAAAATCATGCCCGATAAAAAAGTGGCCACGCAGGCATCTGATGGACCCTGGGAACGCGAAACCATCATCACATTCAATGATGCGGAGAAGAAAGCATCCTACTACACCTGCAACAAAGCTCGTATGGAACAGCTAAAAGAGCTTGCCAAAGAGTACCCTGATGCTGTTAAAATCACGCGGGATGAGGACTGGTGTATGGAGGCAGATATGCCCAAGAAATGGGTCAAAATCAAGCCGCCTCGCAAGTTGACTGAAGAGCAATATGCGGAACTGGTCAGACGCGGCAAAGAACTTGCAGAACGGCAGCGGCAGCTAAAAAACGAAACGAAGGAATAAACCGGCTTCATATGCCGGAAGAGGAGAATATAAAATGTACAATTCTTACAGCGCATTGAATCTTTTGGGCGGTATGCTCTATACGGTGATTCTTCTGGTGGTAGCGTATTTTGTGCTCAAAATCGTCGCCAATTGGAAAATTTTTGAGAAGGCCGGGCAGCCTGGCTGGGCATCCATCGTCCCGTTCTACAGCAACTACATCGAATTCAACATTTACTGGGGGAACGGCTGGTTGTTTCTGATTCCGGTCGTGCTGAGCCTTTTGTCTGGCATCCCGCTGCTCGGCAATCTGTTCCTGGTTGTTGCTCTCATCATCGGTGCTATTACCAACTACAAGAAAGCTGTTGCGTTCGGTGAAGGTATTGGTTTCACGATTGGTCTTTGCCTTCTGAATCCGGTGTTCAACATGATTCTTGCTTTCGGCCATTATGAGTATCACGGTATCCCGCAGGATGGCTATTCCTATTCTCAGCTCAAGACCAAATATGAGGAAAAGAAAGCCGAACAGCAGAACAACCCCAGCACTGTTCAGTACCAGGCCCCCGAAACTCCCAAAGAGCCGAGCCAGAATGTTCAGTATCAGACTCCGAATGCTCCTGCTGAAGTCAAGACCCCGCCGACTCAGCAGAATCAAAATCAGGACAATGGCTGATATTATTTGGGTCGTTGTGTTTCTCTGCGTTCTCATCGCGTCCTGCTTTGGAATGTACTATTTCCAGGGTGAGAACAAACAAAAATTTGTGTTTTGCTTTTTGCTGGTAGCATTATCTTTTGGAGTTCTTGCGTTTCGGCTCCTGGATATTGCCTACACAATGATAAACGCAGCTGTCAAAGCCGCACAATGACCTTTTTGCAATTCTCAAACTGTTTTTTGGCAGACCTTCCAACCGAGGGCCTGCCTTTTTTATTGTTGCCAGGAGGAAAATCTATGAAAATCCGATTCTATACAAACAACAAAGAAGCTATTGTATTCGACCTTGAGGATGTTTTGAAGCAGCTCAACATTGAAGAGCAGGTAGCCACTGTCGGCCTTGTCATTGAAAAAGACGAGGCCGAGGTTGAGGCAATCGCTCAGACAATACAAGACGATTATCCGAACATGTACCTTCAGGCAAAAGAATACGGGCGAAATCTGACCTTGGCTTGTGCGGAGCTTCCGAACCCTACTAACCCGGATATTGTAACCTACCTCTATGCGGGCGATGATGCTACGGAAACTGACAGTTGGATTGCGAAAGTGAACAACACAATTCGTGCGCAAGGGGATAACAGTGAACGGCTCATCCATATTGACTCGAATCTCGCTGCCGTGGTAGAAGCAAACGAAACGGAACAAGGATACTATGCTTCCACCGTGTCGCAGCATGACAAGGCTACAAACGAAATGCTGAGTTTCCGGCAGATTGCAGAGTCGTTGGAAGCTGTTGGGGATAACTACAAGTACCAGAGCGCAAGCAACATTCTGACTGCAAGAACCAAAGCAGAGCGGAACTATATTGTCCGGCTTATCAAGATGTATTGCGACGATACCAAATACCTTTCCGGTGCTATGCCGCAAAGTGAGTACCCGTTCTGTGTCCAGAACGTTGACGCTCTGAACCAGCGTGATGCGCAGTGGTCCGAAATCAAAGAGTATCTTGCACAGGACGAGAATCGCAACAAGCTGGATGTGATTCTTGGCTTCGTGCCGGATGCGGAGAGCGACAAGACTCTAATTCTGCACAGCATTGAAGAAAAAGGGAAGGCCATGTCTGATTCTGAAATCGAAAAAGCATATAATTTGCTGTTTGGTGACTGTAGCAATGGATGAATAATCTTGCGCTTTCGTGCGAGACCCGTATGATTTAGCTTGTACGATAGATACCATCTACTAAGCACACTGTGTGCTCGTACAATTCACACTTCGCTTTAAGGCGGACTTCCCACACCGGGAGGTTCGCCTTTTTGCGTACAAAAAAAGGAGTGTTATAATGGATAACGTATGGACAAATCTTGGCAACCGACTCGAAACTGCTTGGAAAAGACCAACAAGGCCCAACTCTAAACGCCCGAAAGACGGTGAAATCATCGACGAAGAGAAATCGGTGCGCTGGAACAGGGAAGAGGTCGTTCGCCGACAGAAAGCCTGGGATGCGGAATGCTCTCGGCTGAAGAAGGCGCAGAATGCAGAAATCGAACACATCTCGGAAGCTATCGAACTTCAAATTCAGGAAGACATCAAAGCCAAAACGAAACGCAGCATTTCCAAAAAGGCTGCAACCATCCTCTGGCAAAAAGCCTACGACCGTGGCCACGCCTATGGTTTCGCTGACATCTACTGTGCCATCGAGGACTACGAGGAGCTGGTTGTTGCCGTACTCACAAACGCCCGCTGAACTCAACCACAAATCACAGAAAGGAAAAAATATGAAATTAAACGAATATCTCACAGAAAACGGCGTCAAGCTGATGATTAAAGGCTCCGGAGAAAATTATCCTCCACGCCAGACAAACGACCTCGGTATGTACGATTACGCCGAAGGTCTTGAAAACGTCATCGGCAAAATGGCTTGGATTTGCGATTATCGCGCAAATGCAGACCCGACCAAAAAGCCGATTCGTAACATCAAGCCTACCCCGGTTGTTGTAACGGACGCAAAAGAAACGAGCAAAACCATCTATTATTCTCCGGTCTATTTTCGGCCGGTAAATCGGGGTAAGATTTCTTCAACCGTCATTGCCCCATTGGACAACACCGGGTATCGCTGCTGCTCCGGCACTTCCGTCAACATCTTCTACACGAAAGAAAAGTGCGTGAAGTGCTATCGGGAGCAGGTTCGACAGGCAAACGAGATTTATGAGAAAGAGAAGGCTCGCATCATCAAAGAGTTCGACGCTCGCATGCAGATTCTCAATGATTCTCTCACGCCGTTCAACGATGTCCCGCAGAGCGACTACACCGTTGTTGCAAAAATGGATGTTACGAACGATTCTCTCGGATACAATGAGAAAAATCGGCATTTTTATCTCGAGACGACCCGAACCATGATTCCGACTCGCTATATCATCGAAATGCTCAAGATGCAGGCACTGATTGGCCTGGTGGATGAACTCCGTGCAAACACCACCTGGCAAAAGGGCGTCCCTTTCCGTATCCTTATCAGAACAACAGTTTTCGTGGATGGTATTGAAGATGTCAGCCAGGCCACAACGGAATCTCAAACCATTACCCTTTGATGAACTATTAAGAGCGCACGCCCCGTCTATAGCCGTAAGGCTTAGGTGGGGAGGTTCACAAAAAAACAAAACAATACATATGTGAGGTAAAATGTTATGTCTAACAACATGTCTATTTCTTCCATCAAGGAATATTATAATAATCTCTGCACCAAAGCCAAAGAATGGAGTGCCGCCTACTATGAGCAGGATGCTCCGGTTGTAACGGATGAGGAATACGATTCCGTGATGCACGGGATTCGTGATATCGAAGCGGCACATCCTGAGTTCGTGACCGCTGACAGCCCTACACAGGTTGTTGGCGGCAAGCGTGTTCTCGGTATTCCGGTTGAACACCGTGTACCGATGCTTTCTCTGCTTGATGTGTTTTCCGATGATGAGGTCCGCAGCTTTGTGGATTCGGTGAAAGCTGAATACTCCGATGTGACCTTCTCTGTGGAGCGCAAAATCGACGGTCTGAGCTTGTCTCTTGTCTACGAACGTTCTGACGATGGTCTTGCCTATCTGACCCAGGCTTCGACGCGCGGTGACGGCCATGTCGGTGAGGATGTGACCGCCAATGTCGCAGCCCTCACTTGCCTGCCTCGCAGCATCGAGCTGCCCAAGGGTATCGGCAAAATCGAACTCCGTGGCGAGTGCTATATGTCGGAAAAGGACTTTGAAGCAGCCAATGCAAAGCAGGCGGAAGCAGGGAAGAAGCTCTTTGCGAATCCCCGCAACTGCGCTGCTGGCTCTCTGCGTCAGGCTGACCCGTCTATTGCACGGGAACGCAATCTGCAGGTGTTCGTTTTCAATGTTCAGAGCGTCAACAATGGTGATGCAGCACAGTTCAGCCCGTATCATTGTGACCAGCTGAACTATCTGCGTGACATCTGCGGTTTTAAGACCACCTATTACGCTCATTGCAATGACATTGATAGCATCTTGGCAGCCATTCACGACATTGAGGAAAAACGCTATGATATCGATTACCCGATTGACGGCGCAGTCATCAAAGTCGATGAACTGAGCATTCGCCAGAAGATGGGCGAGCGCACCAAAACCCCGAAATGGGCTATTGCATACAAGTATCCCGCAGAGGAAAAGGGAACTGTCTTGCGCAACATCCAGCTGCAGACGGGTCGTACCGGCCGCGTCACTCCTGTCGCGGTCTTTGACCCTATCCAGCTTGCCGGAACCCGTGTGGAGCGTGCAACGCTCAACAACGCCAACTTCATCAAGACTTTGGATATCCGTATCGGTGACACGATTGTCCTGCACAAATCCGGTGACATCATCCCGAAAATCACGATGGTGGAGCTGGAAAAGCGCCCGACAGACGCTGTGCCTTATGACATGGCGAAGCAGGTCTGCCCCGTTTGCGGTGCGCCTATCGCGCCCGTCAATGGTTCTGTGGACCTCTACTGCACCAATGACGCTTGCCCGGCAAAGACTGTGAATCGCGTTATCCACTTTGCCTCGAAGTCCTGCATGGACATCAAGGGACTTGGCCCTCAGATGATTCAGGACTTGGTTGACAGCCGGTTCATTGAGAACCCCGTTGACCTGTACTGGCTCTATGAGGAGGAAGGTGAACTGACCAACATGTATGGCGCGAAGATTGCCAAGAAGGTTCTTGCTGCCATCGAAAAGTCCAAGGAGCAGAATGCCGACCGCGTCCTCAAGGGCCTTGGCTACCGTCTCATCGGCGGTCATGTTGCTCGTGCGCTGTTTACTCAATGCAAGGCTACGAACGGCAACCTTCTGACACTGTCCACGCTCAATGTAGATACCATCAAGGAGTGCAACATTCCCGGTTTCTCTGACGCTATCTATGCTGCGCTCGATGCGATGCTTTCCAGCGCTGAATTTACGCAGGAAGTCAATACCTTGCATGATGCCGGTGTCAATCTTGACTACCATGCTCCGGCAGGTGTCAATGATGAGTCTGCGCCGCTCGCTGGCAAGACATTCGTTATTACCGGTACACTGCCTTCCATGAGCCGCGATGAAGCCAAGACTTATATCGAAGCGCATGGCGGCAAAGTCTCCGGAAGTGTCTCCAAGAAGACGAGCTATCTTGTTGCGGGTGAGGCAGCTGGTTCAAAACTCGACAAGGCGAACGCTTTGGGTGTGCCTGTTCTGAGTGAGAACGACCTCAAGGCAATGTGCCAGTGAGGAGGTCTCGGAATGTACGGCTTTGACCGCATCATCAAGGCTGCGGAGTTCTGTGACTTTCACGACGCATTTGCCTCTGACATCAAACGCTGTGAAAATGCTCTTGGCATGGGTGGCCTCATGGCAATCAATGCTGAATGTTGGCTTGATGTCTTGAGCGCCATGCCGGATGCTGAAATCGCAGAGTATGTCCACACTAAGTATAAGCCCGGTCTCTTGAATCCGTTTAAGGGAACGTCCTTGTACATCAAATCTTAACCTCTTGCCGCTTGCCCTTCACAGGGTGAGCGGCTTTTTCTTTTTGACTTTATTTGCGATTCCCCGATAATAAAAGTACGAACATACGAAAGGAGCATGTCGTCGATGCTCAAAAAGCTCAAATTCTTAATTTTTTGTGCATTTGTTGTTTGCGCCGCAATGCCAGCTACAGTATATGCCGAAAGCTTCACAACTCAGAATGCTGCTGTCGAAACTATAACTCAACACACCCTAACCTTTAACCCAAACTGCACAGACGACTCCTATTTCATCTCTGAATCGTCCATCGATATTCCCGAATCGCATAAATATGGTACGCTTCCTGTTCCGAGTCGAAAAGGCTATGAGTTTCTTGGGTGGTATACCGCATCGGATGGCGGAAATAAAGTATCTGAATCCACGGTCATGGGCAGCAGCGATACCATTGTATATGCTCATTGGACTGCCTATACCATCACTATTAACTATCACAACGACGGTGCTCAGACATGGCATTCCTATTGCACACATGCAGTCAACAGCTGTACGAACCTTGACATCGTTGAATCGGAATCTACCGCCTATGACACAGCGTATACCCATGCAGAGTACGGTATTCTGGATGTCGGCCGCTTCACAAAAGCAGGATACAAAGCCAGCAATCGCTGGAAAGTTGGGTCCAAAGACAGTTCCGTGATGGTGGTGGACACAAACTGGAGCGAGGAGCTCGCAGCAAGCGCAACTGGAAAAACCGTGGCAAAATATCTCGGCGTGGATGCTCAGCTTGAGCAGAGCAATGTGACCGTTGACCTCTACCCGTATTTTATCGAGGACTCGTATAATTCCGTTGTAAACGGTGTGACACCCGCCTCCACAACGGTTGAAGCATATGTACCCACGCTGTATTCGCTCATTGTGCCTGAGAGCGTAACTTTAGGCGGGAATGCTGGCAGCGGTGAAAAGACAGCGACTTTGCCCGTGATGGTGAAAGGCGACATCGGCCTATCGCAGGAAGTCAATGTCAGCACAACGCCTCCCACCATGAAAAGCAACAAGGCGGCGGATGTGCTTGCGAGCGTGGAAACTCCCAAAGCAGTGTGGAACCGTGACGACGCCTTAGCCAGTATCACCTCGAACTATACGGTGAAAGCAAATCTGACTCCAGGTGATTGGAGTGGTACAGTATCTTTTGTTTGCTCTGTATCGGAGAACTAAACACAATGTTGCACGACTTTGCACGATGTTGTAACATTCTAAAAAGCCACTAACACGCGTGCAAACTTTTTTCAAAAAAGTTTATACAGCTTCTTGACGGCGTGTGCGACACCCATAAAATAGATAATGTAACAGAGATATCATTGATTTGCCATAGTTCATATACCTCCTGGAAGAAGGACAGATGCCCATATTGGGTTTCTGTCCTTTTTCTTTTTGAGGATTCCCGCAGACTTTCTGCGTTTTATATAGATTTATCCCACGGAATGTGGACTTCTGACAGCCGAAGGAAAGGCTGATTACATAGAATTGTCATGCTAATCAGCATGGCACGTATACACTGCGTCAATGTGTTTATATAAATGTTCCTGCACGCGAACGCCGCGTTAAGAGCGTATTTATATATACCGTATAACAATTACAAACCTTTAAGGAGGACATTACCATGATTCGAAACATAATTTAGCGAGTAGACACCATTATCAGCAGCCACGAAACCAAAGCTAAGCAATTTGCAGTTAGCTATGGTTCATTCGTTCACGGTCTAATTAAGACCTAGCTGAGCAAAGATGGTGTGATACTCGCGCTCCTGCTGGAGCAAGTGAAACTGACCGATGCCGCGAAAGCTCTGCTGCTTTTGGCAGTAGTATCAATCGCTGGCGCATTTCTTGTCAAGAAAGTCTTCAAAAATTACAGCCACATCAAAGGATTGGCCGAAGACTTTCTGAAATCAGCTGACGTTTTCGGAGCTGTTAAAGAAGCGATTTCTGATATCGCCAGCGGCTCCTGCAAAACAAACAACAAAAAAGAATAATAGCATCCCCGATATGGGGCTCACATTGCTGTGGAGATAAATTCGAGAGCAGCACGGCAGCCCCACGTTACGGGGTTATATTATGGCTAAGAAGAATAACAACGTCACTTTCAACGTCGGCATCACCAACCATTACTTTGACGCTATTTCGCGCCAGAAGTTACCCATGAGCGATGCCGCTTGTGAACCGGTTGATAATGCCATCTCTAATTGCAAAGATGCCATTAACATCTTGGTCGCGATTGTGAAAGGCCATGCCAAAAACCTAATCGGTGTGGTTATTGCCGACTGGGGCAATGGTATGTCTAAGGAAAAGCTGCCGGAAAACCTACAGTTTGGCAACGGCCACAGCAATGAGGGCCCGCTGTGCATCCATGGCGTTGGCCTGAATAATTTCATTTTGGTTGCCACCCGCAACAAATATCCCTGGTTCATCGCTTCCAAGCAGCCTGGAGAGGACAGCTATCACCGCGTTGACGGCCCGTTCGCCACGACCATGACGATGTCCGAGCAGGAAGAGATTCCTATGGCAGATGTCGTTATGCGTGAGCAGTTTAAGGCTCTTGGCGCTCCTTCTACCATCATCTATGTGGAGATGGACAAGGCTACCGCCAGCACCATGCTGACCAAGAACGGCAGCTGCGCTGAGAGCCGGGTCACCAGCCTGAACGTGCTGCGTACCTGCCTGGCTGAGCACTTTGGTGTCAAGTACCGCAATTACTTGGCACCTGACGCTACCGGCGTTGCTCCCGCCCGTATCCTGATTCCTGACTTCCATATGGCGAATGGCAAGACGTGCGATGTGCTCGTCAAGCCCATTTTCCAGCCGTATAAGGAGAAGCAGAAGGAAAAGAACTTCACTGTTGACTATGATGGGTACGAGATTCCTGTCAAGGTTGAGTGTGGTCAGCTGGATACGGATGCGACCAAAGGTGTTGTTACTGGTGGCTATGACTTGAAGCATTTCTACCAGAACAACATGCTTACGCAGGGCTTGGATATCCAGCTCGGCGAGCGTGTTATCGCCACCGCTCAGTTTGATACCATCTGGGACAAGGCTCGTCACCCGGCCTTCAACGCTTTCACCGGCGTTGTTGCTGTTGATATTTCCGGTCTGCCGCGTGGGTTCTTGAATACCCTCGCCAACAAGTCGGATATCGACCTGAGCGACAAGGGATGGCGTAAAATTTTCGACGCTATTGCCGAAAATGTGAAGCCTCTCGAAAGCGAGCCTCTCACTCTTGAGAAATATGCGCAGGATTTTGCAAATCGGCTGGTTGCAGACACCGGGAATGAAGTTGAACTCCAGTTCCCTCTGTACGCAAACCGGACTCGTATCGACGTTCTGGAACATATCGACGAGTCCCACTGCAAGATTTATGACTTCATGAGCGGCGTTGCTACTTTGAAGTCTGTAACCGAGCTGCGGACTCATTGGGATGGCATGGTTGCACAGGGCATTCAGCCTGTTTCGGCTGTGATGTTCTGCAATAAGCGCGGTCCTATGCTCAAACATACCTGCGACGAGATGAACACTCTCGTGCAGGCTATGAATGACGAGGACTTCTACATGACCCTCGAAGCTGCTGGTGGTGATGCATCTAAGATGCCGCACTACAACTTCGATGTTATTCTTGACCAGAGTATCCCCGTGAAGAAATAACATCACTTGCCGTCATCCGAAAGGGTGGCGGCATTTTTTTGTTGAGCTATTGCTTAAACATCAAGATTCCTCATGTGGGGTGTAGCGTTTTGTACCGATATATGCTATAATTGGCACAAAAAGGAGGAACCGACATGGCAGAAAATAATAACAACGGTGGCAAAAACACTAATATCATCACCAAAATCAACGATACCATTTCCAAAGTCCTGGGCGATTTCCCGCCCGTTGTTCAGACAATCGCAAAAATCGTTGTCTTCGGTGGGCTCATCCTGCTTATCGCCAAAGCCATCGGCTATATTTTCCCGGTTATTGTGAACGTTCTTTTCAACCTCTTAGTCAAAATCGTTGGCTTCTGCATTCTGGCAGCCTTTCTTTACGGCTGCTGGTACGAGGTAAAACTGCAAATGACTCGCGATGAAAACTCCTTCCTACTGAATGAACGTCTCAAGTATCAGAAAAAAGAATACGAGGAACGTGAGCGCAGAAGACAAGAACGAGATAACAGACGATAATACATAATCACACATAGGCTGTCCAGCTTCGGCTGGGCAGCTTTTTTTGTTTTCCTATTGCAGGTTCTTGCGAATTGCATACCATGAAATTTGTAGAAAGGAGTTTCTCATGAAAACACTCGAATCGATTTTCAGTAGAACTGCACAGTTTGGCTTTCTCATTTATCTGACCGGCTGCTTTGGCCTGTTGATTGTTTTAGGCGCTGCAGTCGCAAAATGGCTTAAACTCATCAACGTAATTCAATATATTGCCTTTGCTTTTGGACTTGGACTCCTCACTTTGCTTATCGGCATGGTGGGTCTCTCACTCCTCGGCATTAGGGGTATTGAAGAATTTTAGTGGAATGACCCCATCCCACTAAGTTCCTTCAATATCACAGGCGGATGTACTTTTGTACATCAAGATGACGAGCTGCACTTGTACGGTTTTCCCAGCTTGCAACCATGCGAAGGCGTCATCTAGCCAAGGGAAACACAACCTCCTGCTTCGGCAGGAGAGATTTATCGTAAAGGAGGTGGCGAATATGTCCACTGTTTATGTACTTAACAAAGACGGTAAACCTTTGATGCCTACAACTCGCGGCGGACATGTGCGCCACCTGCTTAAAGAGCAGAAAGCACGAGTCGTAAGAGCAAAACCGTTTACCATCCAACTGCTGTATGAAACCAATGATGTAGTGCAGCCCCTATATTTAGGCATTGACCCTGGTAGAACCAATATCGGCGTTGCCGTTGTTAAAGCAAATGGAACGGCAGTCTTTACGGCACATCTGGAAACTCGCAACAAAGAGGTTCCAAAATTGATGCAAGACCGTAAAAAAGCCCGCCGTGCAAGACGCACAAACGGCAGACGTTGTCGCCGTCAGCGGAGAGCTAAGGCAAATGGCACCATTTATAAGAAGTGCGTGAAGCAAGATACTGCTCAAAGTAAGAATCCTAGCAAACGTGCAAAAGAAATTGGCATCATCAAACGTCGCCTTCCGGGTTATAAGAAAGATGTACTCTGCATTGGTATTAAAAACAAAGAAGCAAAGTACACCAATCGCACAAGACCGGAAGGATGGCTTACGCCTACCGCGAATCAGTTGCTCCAAACACACATCAATTTGGTGAGAAAAATTCAAAAGTTCCTTCCTATCAGTGATGTTGTGCTTGAAGTAAACAAATTTGCGTTCATGCGGCTTGATAATCCTGACATTCAGAAATGGCAGTACCAACAAGGCCCACTCTACCAAAAAGGGAGTCTTGAAAATGCTGTTTCTGAAATGCAGGAACACCATTGCCTGTTCTGTGATAAACCCATCGACCATTACCACCATGTAGTGCCGCAATCCGAGAATGGCAGCAACACCATTGCCAATATCGTTGGTCTATGCGCGGAGCATCATAACCTTGTTCATAAAGATGCTGCCTGGCAAAAGAAACTTGCCGAAGAAAAAGTTGGACTTAACAAAAAGTACGGCGCTTTGAGTGTATTGAATCAAATCATTCCGGCACTGACGAATAAATTGAGTGTGCTATTTCCAAAGCACTTTTTTGTGACAGCAGGAAAGAGCACCCATGACTATCGTGCAACGCACGGTGTAAGTAAAGACCATTGGCTCGATGCTTACTGCATTGCTTGTTCTGTTTTGCCGAGTGATGTTTGTGATAGCAATATCAACAATCATATGCCGTATGAGCTGAAACAGTTTCGCCGCCATGCTAGAAGAGCGTTAAACAATGAAAATATGAACCGCGTGTACACGCTCAATGATAAGGCGGTTGCTATAAATCGGCATAAAGCAACGGAACAAGAAGCTGCCAGCCTAGAAGAATTTCGCAAAGAGCATCCGAATGATGTTTGCAAGCTTAAAGTTAAAGAGCACCATCCAACATACAGAAACATGAACCGTAACTATCCAGGAAGCATATTTCTTGTTGGAAAGCATGTTCATATAATGCAAGGAATAGCTGGCTCTAAAGACGGAAAAGCAACAACATACAAAGACTCTAACGCAAACTCAATAACGGCGAGTAAATGCAAATTTGTTGCAAAAAATTCTGGCATATTGTTTGTGTAGTATGAATTAAAAGTAATAAAACCACGAAAAATCTTCAATAGCCGCAAAACCGCAAACATAAGGAGGCAAAACACGTATGAGTAAAAAGATTATCAATATCACCGCAGCTGCCATGGCACTCGCCGTGACACTTTCCGGCTGCGCCACAGCTGTGGTTCAGGAACGGAAAGACCAGGCAGCCGCAGCAGCAAGCGCAGAAGCAGCACAGGCTGCCGTCACAGCAACACCGGAACCGACAGCAGAACCGACCCCGGAACCCATCAATGCCTGGTCTTTGTTGTCGAATCTCCCGGATTTCACGCCCGGCACGCTGGACAATCCTGACACTACCTGGCCGGACGGTATTCCGATGGGGCAGAGTCCTTTGTCTTACGATGACGGCAGCAAGTTCTATTCGCTGCGCAGCGTTGATACCGGCAAAACGCTGGATATCACGGACGTTGCATTACAGGATGTCCGAGATTTGCCTGTAAAGGGATATCTGAAATTGAACGAACTTGAAAACGGTGATACAGTCATTGGTGAAATCAATGCAGAATCCACAGGCGAAGGCGTAGAAAAGGAAATCAGTGATTTTTCCATTCACACTGCCAGCAAGGATGACGGCTGTGACTATTATCCGATTGGATATAACGGCGGCTCACTGACCTTGATGCTGGACGGTCGTGCAGCCAATGATGATGGCATCAATATCGGCGATGCGTTCCTTGACGGCCTCTATTATTCGTCTGTCACTCCGGACAAATTCGACGGCTATCCGACCGACGGAGAGCCAGAGGAACAGTTCAACTTCCTGTATGGTTTGTTTGGCAATCCGTCCGGTCTCTACTGGACAAACAACGATTCTGTCGCTTTCAATTCCAGCAAGCAGTATCGTACCTTTGAAGATTTCCGAGATGCAGATTATGATGTTGAAATTGGCGGCAAGAACTTCTATCTGGTTTGGAACTATGACGGGTATAGTGTTGTTGCGGCGTGCAACGATACCTTTGACAGCGCTAATGTGAAGGGCACCACGATTCAGGATATCTACTTGTTCCCGAACATGACAGAAACCAAGTACCTAGTCGAAAATTCCGGCAGCCTGATTAGCGGTTATCTGGGTTATGGTGAAGTTCCCGTCATCTTGACTGGTACATACGCATCAGTCAACAGTGATTCGACTGTCGAACAGGATACAAGCGCAGAAGAAAACACCGACGCTGAATCTGGTGACAATTCCACGGCGGACGAAAACGCTGAGTCCAGTTCCGATGATAACAGCGACAGCTCGGAAAATTCAGATTCCTAATTCTTAAAAAATAGTTATTGCGTATTCGTGCGAAACGCATACAATAAAAATTGTATGATAGATAACAGCACACATACGCTATAATTTCACAATTCTGAGAAGCAGACTATCCGTTTGGAGGTCTGCTTTTTTTGTTGGAATTTTGCGGTGCTTTGCTGACGTTTATCGTAACTAAACACTACAAGGAGAAATAAAAAGATGACCGTAACAAACACTGTAACAGAAACAGAACACTTAACTCCCCTGCGTTCCGCTGTAGAGCACATCAACTGGAATACTTTGTACCAGCAGAAAATGGCTCTCGAAGAAGTCTCTGACATGCTCTATGCCAAGAGAAAAGAGGATGACACGTTTGGCAAGGCTTCCGCCTGGCTCGAAAGCGTCATTGCACTCATGGAACGCTTGGGGGATGCAGCAGAAGAGGAAGGAAAGTTTAATTATCCCGAACGGGATGAAAACGACAAGCACCTGGATGATAGGTTCAATCATGTGTTGAATCAGTACCCGGATGTGGATATCTGACCAGTTCATATCAGGAGGACAATGATGCGGATTAACAGCAGCTGTGTGCTTCACAGCACCACGAGTCTCAACGCAAGAGTTCTTCCGCTCATTGGACGGGTCGGAACTCTTGAGCTGTCAAGTGGGCAGCCACTCGTATTCAAAACAACAACACCAAAACAACAAGACGTCCTGCGTACCAGCACAGTAAAAGCTATTGGCTTTGCAGGAAGCAGAATTTTTGTCAAAACCGAAAGAGGAACCCAATACACATTTGAATTTCAGTAACAACCAAGCGGCCACTAATCTCATTTTTTTATAGATTGGCGGCCGCTATTTTTTTATCAATTTGAAAGGAAGTTTTTATCATGAATTTCATCAATGCCGCCACCAAGAAAGAACGCACCCATGTAGAAGAAATCATCAAGTCTCAGCCTGTTATGTCTCATGAAGGCATAACTGCCACTGAGATTGGTATTTGCGGCAAGCAGAATCTTTTCATGGACGTTTATCGCCCGGATAACGATGCCGAAAAGCATCCGATTATCATCGATATCCATGGCGGCGGCTTGATTGCTGGCCGGAAAGAACAGAATCAGAACCTGGCAACCTGGCTCGCTAAGGAAGGCTATCTCACCTTTGTACCGGATTACCGTCTGGTCCCTGAAACCAACATCTTTGGCCAAATCACTGATGTCATCAATGCGTTTGCTACTGTAGCTGAACGTGCTGAAGATTTCGTTGGTGACTTGAATCAGGTCTTTGTAGTTGCCGACAGCGCTGGCGCATTCCTTGCCTGCATGGCAAGCTCTATTCTCCGTTATCCTGTCAAGATGCAGCCGGTAGAGGACGAACTGGAAGAGAACGTACCCGAGGCAGCCAAGAAGCTCGTCATCAACGCGATGGGCCTGCAGAGCGGTATGTATTACATCTACAAGGGCCAGGTAGGTTTGCTTCAGAACTACTATATGTCTAAGGGCTGGAAGAATCACAGTTATGCTGAGTTCATCAAGCCTGAAACCTATTCCAAACTCATCCCCCCGTGCTATATCTGCACCGGGAAAAAGGACTTTCTCAAGAAACAGACTTTTGGGTTTAAGAAATGCCTCGAAAACGAGCGCGTTCACCACGACTACGGGTTTGTTTCCAAGAAGGAAACCGTTCATGCTTTTGCAGCACTGTATCCTGAATCCGAATCCGCAGTCGGTGTAAACCGCGAGATGATTCGGTTCTTCGACAGTTTCAAAAAATAATAAAACCAAAAAACAAATAACAAGGAGGCATTTCATAATGACTCACAATGAGTTGGTTCATGACCTCTGCACTCAAGATTCGATTGTGGTGCAGAACTTTGCTGAGCTGATGCGGTTTGTGCTCGACGGCAAAGCGGAAGTTATCTACGACGGTTGGATTAACGTCTATGTTCCTATCTGGTTTGATGCTGATATGGCATTTGGCCTTGATTTGAACTCAGAAGAAAATGCAGATTGGATTAACATGTACATTGACTGGCATCCGGACGATACCATTCATGCCTATGTATCTTACTGCAACAGTTCTACTGACGACCCCGACTTTACTCTTGAAGTCATCATGAGCCCTCACCACCAGGAATTGTTCAATGCGTATTTCAAAGAACAGTTTAAGGCGGTTTATCACATGAGTGTCGAAGAAGCGTGGGCTAAATTCGGCACCGAATAATATAGTGAGGAGATATATCATGGCACGTAAAGAAATCAAAATTTTCATGGACGCCAAGGAAGCTGCCAGTTTCCTGAAAACTATCGATTGGTCCTGGCTGTTCGGCTTTCTCAGTGAGCGCTATAACGTTTCGCTCAGCCCTCACAAAGAGCTGAAAGACAACGGCGCAGCAATCATCAAGGTCGAATGGCCTGATGAACTGATTGAAAAGTGCGGAATGATGGCTGATGTCTTCTCGTCAGTCAAGCTCGTCACGTTCGATTCGTATTTCAAGGAAATCGTGGAATACGATGAAGATAAGTTCAATGAAGAACGTGAAGCATGGCTTACCAATCCGACAAAGACGTTCAGCTATCTCGATTGCGAGGGCATCGTCAAGGAACGGACTCTTGCACTGAACATCTCCCTTCGCTATACGCTGTATGACGGAGGCTACAATTTCGCAACGCTGCTCTATGCGGTTTATTCCGATGTGAACGGCTGGACTATCCAAATGGAAAAGGAGTAATGGCAATGGTTGAAATGGCATTTAAGGTAAATCCCGGCACCACTTTCTACAAGAATTATTTCGCGACAAAGGAGGAAAAAGCGCATTTCATTGAAATTGCAAAGCAGTTCTTCGACAAATATTTCCCTGATGAGAAGCTCTCGTATGTTTTAAATGACCGACTGACTGTTGATTTGAAGCCGGAGCTGCTCGCCAAATACGAATCTCAGGTTATGAAACGCCGTGACCCTCACGGTTTTGTCATCTTCAAACAGCGTTCGCCCATGAACTGCCTGTGGGAAGATGAGGTCTGTAAGAACGTGAACGGCAAGAAATTCCTTGCCAACCAGTTCTGGTGGGCCGACTTCAACGGTTCTGGCCGCATCACTACGGAGCTGTGGGATGATGAGCAGGGAAATATCTACGGATATTATTCCTGCGAATATGCAACTCGCAGCACTAAGGTTCCAGACACCGTTACGCAGATTAAGCTGAGTGAATATCACGCGGCTTACGAAGCATACACGGAAGCCAAAAAAGCAACTGCTGACGCCGCTGCTACAGCTTGACGCTGCTTGCGATGCCGGTAAAATTGTGAATGTACGATAGATAGCATCTGCGCATTTCAGCGCTCGTACAATTCACAAACTGATACAACTAGGCAGACTCATCACCACGATGGGCCTGCCTTTTTTGTTTACAGAAAAAGGAGAAAAATATGAACACAAAACGAATCAAAGAATTGGCTGCACTGACCGATGGAGAACTTGCAAGGAAACTTCTCATCCAGGAGTTTGGCAATGACTCTGAAACCCATTGGGGAAACAACGCACACGATGAACGTGTGATGGTTACTATCAATCCAGACGGAATCGCTCAAAGGACCTGGGAAGCCGACCATTGGGTTCGCCTTGACGAATTCGACAAAGACGGTTTCTATGCCCGTGAGATTTACGAGGGAAAATGGGTCGATGAGCCATTGCCCAAAAACGTCATTGCACGAAATGTCACAATTGCTGCACCGAAACCTATTCAGCAGGAATCCAAAGACACTGAAATTCTTCGAGCGGCACAAGTCCTGTGCAAGCAGCTGACCGGAGACGACACCTTTGGATGGAATCCTGAGCTTCTTGCACAGATTGCGGATTGCACGGCAGCTTTGCTTGCCACCAACGGAATCAGCTCTCATTTTCCGAGCGCCAATACTGAACCCATCTGCTCTTGGGAAAAGCCGGTCGTCGAATATCAGCGTCCGGATTACGCCCTGGAGTATGGTACTAACTACTAAAACGAGGAGGATATCATGGCAAAAAACTATTTTGGTGTCGTTCTGACCACCAAGGAACACGATAAATATCGTCTTGTAGTATACCGCTACAAGGACCCTGGCATCCTTAATACCTGCCCGATGTGTCAGCTGCTTCGGGCCATTCACAAATTCCAGCAGGAATACACTGAAATTCACCGCGAACATTGCAGCCGTATCCCGCCTCGCAAGTGGTACGAGCTTGGCAGAGTAATGCCGAGTATCGTTCTGCGGAAATACGGCCTGGAAAAGCATTACGAGATGTCATTTGAGCCGAGTCGCGTGCCTCCAGCTTCTGCGCTGAAACTCATCCCTGGTGCGACCGCTTCTAACTGGAAGCAGTACATCTGGTACGTTGATGGTGATGTGACGATGCTTGGCTAAAGACCATTGCACATTCGTGCGAGACTCATACAATTAGAATTGTACGATAGATACCAGCAATCGAAAAGGTGCTTTGCCTTTCGTACAATTCACATTTCGCTTGAAGGCGGACTTCCAATATCTGGAGGTCCGCCTTTTTGCGTACTTACAAAAAAAGGAGTGTAAATTATGTTTATCATCACAAAAAATTTTACCGATGACGAGGGCCATCTTTTCACAAAGGTAAATCCAAAGCAGTATTCTACCCCGGAAGAAGCATACGATGCTATGCGTGAGGATTACCTCAACGAGCTCAAAAGCCGAGGTCTTGAGGACAACGATAGTTCCAATGACGATGGCGAATCCTGCCCTGGCGGATACATCATCAGCGATGAGGCTCAAATCTACGATTTTGCCCAATACACCCCGTATGAACAGCTTCTTCCTGCTGTTTTGTTCGGAGTCCATCGGATTGGTTAAGGAGAATCGCAATGGCTAAGAAAAGTGCAAGAAAAGAAATCACAAAAATCAACCTGAAACAAGCTGCGCTCGAAGGTCTTTCCTACGAGAGAGCCTGTGAAACTGCCAAGCGTGCAGGGAAACCCTCTTATCGCTTCACGGTCGGCGACAAAGTACAGGTTGGTCACCTTCTAAACTGCGTTGTTGACGAGGCTCTGGAAGGCGGGTACATGTATCTTATCCGCAGTGGTGCAAACAGCGATAACTATTCCTGCTGGGCTTGGACAAACGTTCGCCCGCTGGATGATGACAAAGATACGCATTTCGCCAAGCGCAATTCTGCGCTATCCCGCCTGCACTACTCAAACCGCAGTATGTATTCTTTACTCAGCTTCCAATACCTGTTCGGCGTTGATTTCAACCCTGATTATCAGCGTGGTTCTGTTTGGGATGATGAGGACAGGGAAAAGCTGTTGGACAGCATCTTTATGGGTCGCGAGATTGGTCGTTTCGTCTTTAAGCAGCTGCCATTCACTCGCACAAACAACGATGGCAACTACTATGAAATCGTTGATGGCAAGCAGCGTATGTTGACCCTGCTTGCTTTTTACGAGAACCGATTCCCGTACAAAGGCGTATTTTACAACGACCTTTCCGCACAGGACAAGAACTGGTTTATGGATGCCTCCATTGGCGTTGCTGAGATTGACCAGAGCGTAACTCGCGCAGAAGTCTTGGAAATTTTCCTTGCCATGAATGAAGGCGGTAAGCCTGTCGCAAAGGAAGTCCTCGACCATGCACGCGAATTGCTAAACGAAGAGAAGGGAAAAGGATTATGATTCCTATGTTCAAACAAAAGGTCGGTATGACGAAAATTTATGCAAAAGGAATCGCAGAACTCTTTCTTATTCGCTGCAATCCCTATCATTGGGACGGCAGCGGGGAAGTGCCTGATAACATCAGCTTCGATGTGTACAAGCGCAAAATCGATGAAACATACGATGGCTGCACACTCGAAATTCAGCTTTGCAAACCTGATGGTTGTCTTTGCTATGCGGCTTCTGTTCACCTGTATGAAGGCGGATTCTGGACAGGGCACGGCATTGGCTGTTTCGACAAGACTGCGATTTGCAACGACCCTGGTTCTGTCGATGCCTTGACAAGCGCCATCATGCGAGTGTGCATGATATACGAAAATCTCACAAATTTCCGCAAGGTTTTCGTCAAGTGCCTTACCATCAGCCAGAAACGAATGAACGAAATCAAGCAGTATACCGATGACGGCAAAGAGCAGGATGAGATTGAGTTCGAATCCGTTATCTTCGCCGATGGTATGCACATGGATGTTCGCTGCATTCCACGCCACAATGGACCTTCCTGGTGCGAAGCGGCTATTTATCGTGAGGATGAGGATATCGTCACGTCTGAGCCGAGCAACTCGTTCTATAACCATTGGGTTTGCCAGACGGCAAACGCCACCTACCATCTTTATATGGGTATTGATGACGAATAAAACTTGACGCGTCTTGCGAACAGCATATCATAGAAATTGTACGATAGATACCAGCAATCGAAAGGGCGTTTTGCCTTTCGTACAATTCACAATTTCGCATGAAGAGCGGACTTCCCATATCGGGAGGTCCGTTTTTTTTGCGTTATAACAGCAAAAAGGAGTGTATTTTTATGAAACTGACAATCACAGGCCAAATCGATGGCAAATCCGTGCCAATTACTATCCCGATTGAGAAGGTTATCGAGGCTTTCTGGCCCTACGCCACCAAACCTTCTGCTCTCTCTGTTTCCACTGAGCTTGACGCAGACGGCATCAGTGCTAACTTTATGCTCGGCCAGGAAACGAAGGATTCTTATCCCGGTATCTGGCTCACCAGCAAAAACAGCAATACCGGTCGTGCAGGTTTCTGGTTCTGTTTGGAGCTGCCGAACGAAACCAACGACATGGTAAAAGGCTATCTGTACGCTGGCGATGATGAAACAGAGACGGACCAACCTCTAGCTGTTATCGCTGATGGCGTTCGCAATGAGGACGACGAGTCGAAGCGCGTGCTTTGGGTGGATGGGTCGTTGACTCACGTTGAACCTCTAACCGACAACTATCTGAAACTCCAAGGCGCTGCCACCGAAAAGCAACTCGATGAGTACGACGCTTGAACTGATACCATAAATTTCCCCACCTAACCAAAAATAACAAATAAGGAGAGTAAAACTATGTATCTCGAAACTATTGATGAAAAAGCGTTCCGTTCTTTTCTTTCTAATCCTGCTATTTCCGTTCTGGACGGTAACGTTCTGGATAAGTACAACGGCTCGAATTTCTACCGTTTTGTCCGCGTCCCCCTTTCCGATGGCGGTGAGCATCATGTTGACGCCATCTTTGGGAACATGTACAGCACCTATGACCTCGCCTTGAACGCTCACCGTTTTTCTGCAAACGGCAACCTTGAGTTCATGGCTTATCTCGTGGACTACAAGGACACCTACAACGAAAGCTACCAATTCCGGACATTGTTCGGAGGCAGTATCAGCACCGAGGACGGTTCTTTTCATTCAGTTCGCAACGGGATGACCAAAGCTCTGCACGAGTATTTGGTGAAAACCACAGTGCTTGAACCCGAATATCTTGAGGACCCGGACCGCAACAAGCTGGCCTATGTAATGGCTGTTGGCAAGTACGTTTACGGTGAAGAAGACAACAAAACGGAAGAAACGTTTTCTGGATACTTCAAGCGCTTCGACGATACTCTAACGGTCGAATTCCTTGTCAATCCGAGCCATTGGGCCGAGAGCGTGGTAGCAGAGCTCGACAAACGGACAGAGCTGTATGACGGGCTTAATTTCAGTGCCGGAAGTGGCAAAGACCTGATTGCTGTGCAGCGTCTTGTCGAGCAGTACATCAAACAGTTTGAGTCCAACCCGAATTGCTGGGAAAGTGAATACAAGAAGCTCCTGGATGCTGTTTCCGGCTGCAAAAATGTGCGGCTTATCCTCGAAGGGAACGGCAAGCAGCTCAGTGTTCAGTACTCTGTGTCCAGCTTGAAGTTGTACCAAGCAGTAACGGATAAACAAATCAGCGTTTTCCCGATTTCTCCCATCAAAACTCGAAATGAAGTCCAAAAATTTGTGAACAGCATCTTCCCCAAAGTTGGCTACAGCATCCCCATCAAGATGATTTCTCGCGTCGAAAGCGGTCGCAAGGTTCTTTGGGAGAATCCTTGCTTTGAGGGAGACAGAAAATAATAATAGCCGTCAGAACAAATTGTGCCGACACTTGATTTGTTTCACCAGAGTCCCGCAGAAATGCGGGGCTCTTTTTTTGTTGCCAAAATATGCGATTCGCCTAAAATAAAAGTTGTACGATAGATACCATCTACTTGGCGCGTTTTTTGCGTTCGTACAATTCACAATTCTGCAAGCAAAAGGCAGACTCACCATCTCGGTGGGCCTGCCTTTTTGTTTGCTCAACTACAAAAAAAGGAGTGTAAAAATGAAAATCAAAGTCAAGTTCCTGAATTGCTGGCAGGAAAACTATCCCGAGGAAGGGCCGGAAGTTGTTTGTGTTTTTCTCGATGAAGTGAAACGCATAAAGAAAACAACCCCTTCGCACCTTTTGAACGACGCTTTGTTGGATTGCTATGTTCACGATGGCAAGTTTGTAACCGCATCTTATGGCTATCTGAAAGCAGGAAAGCTTGCATCGAAGGAAGAATACCTGCCGTTGCTCACTGAGCTGTACTATGTCGGCTACAAAAAGAATGAGTTAGAAGTCTGCCAATTTGCAAGGATTTGACTTCCAAATCCTAAAACTATCACAACAAGGAGAAAAAAATCATGAGTACCACAAATAATATGAATACACGTTTATTCATTGACATGGATGGCACTCTCGCCGTCTGGAAGCAGGCGGCCTGCTTTGAGGACCTGCTTCAGCCGGGGTATTTCAGAGATTTGCCGCCCTATCAGACGGTTTTGGACGCCGTGAAGATTCTTTGCAGCACAAAACCAGAACTTGATGTGTATGCACTTTCCGCCTATATGCCGGAAAACCCATATGCAGTTCATGAAAAGAACGCCTGGCTCGACGCTTATCTTCCGGAAATTGATTCCGAACACCGCATCTTCGTTGCGTGCGGCAGCAGCAAAGCCAGAGCCGCAGCAAACCGCCTGAAAACACCGTGCATCGACAACTCTTTTGTGTTGCTTGACGACTACTCGGTGAATCTTCATGAGTGGAAAGCCAATCGTGGCAGCTGCATTAAGCTCCGCAACGGCATCAACGGCAACGGCGGGACCTGGAAAGGTGAATCTGTCACTCGATTCGATACCGCCGAAAACATCGCAGACCGTATTTGGAGTATCATCAAAAAACAAATGCAATGAGCTAAAGGAGAAATACTATGTTTCCAAATATCAAAATTGTCGAAGCCATCCGCAAAGAATACCCCGCTGGAACGCGGGTTCGGCTTGTCAAAATGGATGACATCCAGGCACCACCTCTTGGTACAGAAGGTACGGTTGTTGGTGTCGATGATACCGGCAGCCTCCTGATGCACTGGGACAATGGTTCACATTTGAACATTGTTTATGGTTCGGATGAGGTTGAGAAAGTCTGACAAGCAGACTTGCTCAAACGTGCGATTCCACTAAAATTGAAATTGTACGATAGATAACAGCCCTATGGCCGAAATGCGTACAATTTACAATTCTGCAAGACAATCAGCAGACTCACCATCTCGGTGGGCCTGCTTTTTGCTTTCAAACAATAAAAGGAGAAATAATTATGTATTGCATTCAGTATGACGAAATCTGCAAAAAGCACAATTTTGAGCTGAAACACGATGCCCTTGGTGAACGCGTAACCCTCGAGTACCCAGCCGATTCTGTCCCGAAAGATACCATTCGTCTTTTTCAAAATCATCTTCCTGAGGGAGTATCGGCTATGGCTGAAAAGTACAGCAGCGACCGTTTTGCCATATTCAAGTACAATGCTGCAGCGGCAGCAGGGAACACCATCGGTCTTACTGAGACCCTGGAGAAAAACAAAAAGGTCTCCGCAGCTCTCTCTGATTTGGCGGACGACCTGAAACAGGCAGAGCTGGAAGCCAAGACTTGGGTTTGCACCGACCCTGATACATGCCAGTGGCGACGTCAGGTTGGCGGAACCCGATACGAGCTATACGACACTTTCGAAGCTCCAAATGGCACGTATTTTGTCGTACACGGTGAAGTAGACCCGACCGAGCTTGACCCGGATGACTACGACCAGCTGCTGGAGGCATATTCCGGTTTGCTGGACTCTGCCAACTGTGAAAGCGAACGCTGGGCATTGATTGCTGAGGCGCAGTTTGAGACCGAAGAACTCTCGATGGAGCGCGAACGCTTTTCAACTTTTGAAGGAGCCGAAAGGGCAATTTGGAAAAAGGTTGGGGCTGACGTTTCAGATGAGAATTCTGCGACCGAAACCCGCCTTGATGCGATTCGGAAACTCGATAAGTTTCATCTTGCCGTCTTTCTGAACGATGTTCACAGCGGTGCAAAAGACTTTCCTTCCAACAACATGAGCTGGTGTGACTGGCTCAATAAGCCTGATGATGGTCATTTGTTGGATGTGAAGACTGCTCGATGAAACAAGTATGCGTTAAAGCTGATGATAGTCAAACCATCACTGCTATATATGAATTTCTGCACGACTTGGATAATGAGTATAGCAATTTTAGTAAATGGTACTATAGTACAGTCGTTCCCGGATTGGCAAGTGAAAATCGGATAATTTATACTGTTCTGGACGATGGGAAAATAGTTGCCGTTCTAATACTAAAAGATTCTGATGAAAAGAAAATTTGTACATTAAGAGTAGCTGAACATTACCGATGCCAAGGGATTGCTACAAAATTGCTAAAAATCGCACATCAGGCATTACAATGTACAAATCCACTCATTACCGTTTCATCAATTCATATCAACGAATTTGAATTTCTGCTAAAGAAAAACGGCTTTACCCTTTATAAAAAATACGAAAACTACTACAAGCAAGGAATTGTAGAATATGCTTTTAACGGCTTATTGCCTGAAAAGCAAAACGATTGCCGCTTGTCGCAAAATGTGGTATAATAGTAAAGAGGTGATACCATGAAAATTTACACTCTGATTGGCGGCGTGAATGGCGCAGGAAAATCCAGCTTAACCGGTTCTTTGCGTTCTGAGCGTAACGATTTCGGCATTGTGGTTGACCCCGACAAACTAACCATTCAGTGTGGCGGTGACGAATACGAAGGCGGAAAACTCGCTGTTGAGCGTATCGAGCGTGCCTTAATGGACGGTGTGAATTTCACACAAGAGACGACGCTTTCCGGTGGATATCCCAAGCGGCTTTGCAAACGTGCAAAAGAAGCTGGATATTATATTCGTCTGTACTATGTCGGTCTTGATACCGCCGAAGAAAGTATTCGACGAATTCGAAACCGTGTAGAGCGTGGGGGGCATGATATTCCCACTAAGGATGTTAACGCCCGCTTTTCTCACCGTTTTGAGGATGTCCTCAAAATTTTGCCATACTGCGATGAAGCTAAGTTTTTCGATAATGACAATGGATTTGTGCTTGTTGCAGAATATCGCAACGGGCAGCTTCTTCCTATTGGAACATATCGACCAACTTGGCTCAGTCAACTTCTGAATCAAGCCCAATAACATTTTTGCCGTTCATCTTCGGATGAGCGGCATTTTTTGTTTGCTATACTGTGCGAATGGCATAGAATAGTAACTGTACGATAGATACCATTCTACTAAGGCGCGTCTTGCGTTCGTACAATTTACAATTCTGCTTTAAGGCGGGCTTCCTGATTCTGGGAGGTCCGCCTTTTTGCGTTCAAAAAAAGGAGTGTATTTGAAAATGGCGAACAAAGCAACCAGTACCACTTGTACTTGTCATTCATGCGACAATCCGTACTTTGTACGGGCACAAATCATCGCAAAAAGTGCCGGTAGTCCTGCGTATCGGTTCGGCATCGATGAAAGCGTAAGTCTCCCGGGGAACCAGCATGGCTTTGTCAGAGACATACTTGACGGCGGAAAGATATATGTCGTGCAGATGTTCGAATCTACCGAATACCGCTGCTATGCGTGGCTCGATATGAGACCGGAATACGGATACAAAGACATCGGTTCCGTTTACGGAAAGCCGAACCCTTACAAGCCGCTTCCGGTCAGC